CGCGATTACCGATAAACATGGAGATAATCAGATTGCTAAGGTATATCTACATATGATAGCGGGGGCTAAACTTAGGTTTAACATAAACTAAACACAGTCTGAACTAATAGGAGAACTAAGATGACTGAAATTAAAAAAGTTGAAGATAACATTAATGTTAGCCGACTATTAAATTCTATGGAATCAGCTGTGGCCGGTATTATGAGTTACAATAACTTTGAAGATAGCACTACTTTTAAATCTACTGTAAGTTATGCTAGTTCATTAAATAATAATACAAAAGCTCTTTTAAAAAGTAGAGATGCAGAAACTATTAATAAATTATTTCATAATCTAAGTGTAGAGTGTTTTATTGATACATTAAAAACATTCGATTTTACTGAAGAAGATATATCTGTCATTTTAACAGAAAAATATAGCTCTACATTTCGTGAAGTTAAAGTTAACTTCGTAGATGATTATAGTTTTGATTTGATGCTTAAACCTATAGCTCCAGTTAAGTATATTAGCATTCCATTGAGCGTAAATCTAGAGGGAGAATAAACTAATGAAACTTGGTAAAATACAGCAAGATATAATAAAATATCTATCTAGATGTAATAATAATTATGGAGTTATCTGTTCAATAACAGAAGCAGAAGAGTTTCGGGGGTATGATTTAGACCAAGTTGAAAAATCTTTGGATAGGTTAATTGCTAGAAATATAGTACAACGTGTGAGAATTGGGTACAAATTAATCAATGCTAAAAATGATTAATACTCCTTACGATCTAAAGTATCGCCCTAAAATATTGAAGAGATTTTTGGGGCAACCGAATGCTGTAGCACAAATACGGGGTTTTCTTAAGAATACTAATATACCACCACGTATACTAATCACAGGTAATACTGGTACGGGCAAGACTACCCTAGCTAGAATTATTGCTAATAAACTAAACAACTCTGATGAAGATACAATAGAGATAAATGTTAGTGATAAGAGAAGTATTGAAGATATTCGTGATCTGGTTAAAATTATACGATTTAAGCCCAAGCATAAATACAAGGTTATTATCCTCGACGAGGTACAAGGTATTCAGAAGTTATCTTCTAATGCTTTTCTTAAGGCATTAGAAGAACCCCCACCGCATATTATCTGGATTCTCTGTACTAATGAGCCCGAGGCACTATTACCTACGATCAAAAATCGCTGCGAACTTATAGCTCTAGAGCATATTCCACCTAACATTATTATAGATAACCTGCTATATATAGCAGGTAAAGAACAGCTAAAAATACCCCCTAAATCCTTGATGTTAGCATGTAAATATATAGCAATTAACTCTAATGGAAGTATACGAGATTCTATCAACCAATTTTCAGCCTTTGTTAACCGTTATTCGAGTAATCCTAAATTCAAAATAGATGATAGCACTTTTAAATCTATCTTGTTAAAAACAGAATCACCATTAGATGATTTAGCCGTAGAATTTCTAGTTAACGTATATAAAAATAATATAGCTAGTTTAATCAAACTAGCTTTAATTAATAAAGATCAATTAGTATCTATTTTATTTCGCACAATGTTATTGAATAGATTTATTGTGGAAGAACTTAGTGGTGCCGCTAATCGTCGCTTTATTCCACTATATAAGAAATTTCAAAGTCAAATAGCTAAACCGAATATTAAATTCTCTGTATTAATACATAATAAACTAATCTTTGTTAAAAAAGAACTATTAACCAAGCCAATAGATGAAGATAGTATCATTTGTGCTCTAAGTCATTTATAGGATGGATTATGTCGAAATTAACTAATTACACTAAATTTCTAGATATATACAAAGGGACTAATATTGCAATATTTATTGATAGTGATCTAACCTATAAGGCATCTCAAAGATTACGAGTTAAATTCTTGTATAAAGAATTTCTCTTAGCTCTACGCCAACAATACAGAGTTAGTGGAGTATATTACTACTCTGCTATAAATTCTAATGATCGTAATAGTGATAATTTTACTAGTTTTTTACAGACTTTAGCCTATCAAGGCTATCTAGTTAGAACACGAGATGCTATAGATAATATTAAAAGTAGACGTATAGATTTAGAAATGCTTACAGATATTATGGTACGTATACATAATCATAATCCACAGCTAGATGTAATATGGGTTATGACACATAATCCAGATTTTGATTATCCTATTCGTATTATACGTGAAATGGGAGTTTGTGTTGTTACTATAGGTTTATCAAGAATTGAAGAATTAACTGAAAATAAATCTATTTCTTCAACTAGTACTGATTTAGTTATACCTAATCGTTTACGAATACAGAGTGATTTCTTTTTCGATATAATTGATGTATTTAAAGAATTAGATGCTTTAGAATTAGGTAAAGAGCGTTTAACCCTAGATAATATTAAAACTACAAAGTTTGTATAAATCATGATTAAGTTATTATATCTAGAAGCCAAAAATATTATTACCTATGATAATTTGAATTTGACTTTTCCAGATAACGAATTACGAGTTATTAGAGGAGGTAATCGTAGTGGAAAAAGTCTGGCATACTCTTTATTAGGTAATATTATCTATTTTTCTCCACCTTTAGATCGTAAGAAAAATACGGCTAAAAAACTTCATAATGGTAATTCATATATACGTATTGGTATTCAAGAAAATAGCAAAATAAGTCATATTGAACAGAAAAGTAAAAATAGCGGAGTTAATTATGTTGTATATCAACATGATAGTAAAGAAAGTTTTGATCCTAAAAAACATAATATAAAAATTAGAAGTGAAGTAAAAAATGAAATTCAAAAACTCTTTCACCAAAAAGAACAACATTTTTATACTTATACTTATATAAATGCTTTACGTGATAATATATTACAAGTAGGTACATCTGCACAACGACATGATTTCTTTGAATCTCTATTTAGTTTAGAAATATATGATAGTATTCGTAATAAGTTAAATAAATATTTGGGTGAACTAAAAAAGAAAAAAGTAACTTTAGAATATATTTTGGATAAAAAAGTAGACCATGATGGACATCTATTTAAAGAATATAATATAACTAAGTTAGATAAGTTAGAATCTTTACAAAATAACAAAAATTGTGAGTTAAAACTAAAACGTAAGCTTTATAATAAGTTATTTGTTTTACAAACTAAATTTAAACAACGTCAAGATACTTTAAATAAATATTTCATGTATTATGATAATATCAAACATAAAGATTTAGATCTTTCTACTATAAGCAAGAAGATAATTAAATTAAATATCTATATTTCTAATATAGAAGATAAAACTAATAAACTAAAAGATCTCATTATAAGATATAATGAATTAAAACCCCTACATGACAAACGATTAAAATATAAAAAAGCATTAACTAAGTTAAAGCAAATTAAATCAATAGAGTATTATGAAAGTAAAATAATTAAACTAAATGAATTAATTACCACCTATAATCAAGAAGAAGAGAAAGCTCAGCAATATAATGAAATTAAACAAGAGTTAGAAACTAATGCATATCCCTCTGCTAAACCAGTTAAAGTATTGAAAGATATACTAGATAATATAAAATTTAAGTTAACTACTTATACTAATAATATTAAAATATTTAGTAATATATCTAGTAAAAAAATCTGTCCTACTTGTAAACAACAATTAAATCCACAAGAAACAAAAATTCATCTATATAAAGCTAAACGAATCATAATAAAATATAACTCACATAAAATAAGAATAGAGAAACAAATAGAATATGTAGAACTAAAAGAAAAGCTAGCTACATTAACTATACCTTTATATAAAGATCCAACTAAGTATATTTTTAATCTGAATAAACTATTAAATAGTTTAACTAAGAAGTTACATTTTGCTAAAATTAAATATAGAATAAAAACACAAATATCCACTTTAGATATTAATGAATTACCTAAACTTCCACATAATAGTAATAACTTAATAGTTAAATATACTAAAGCATTAGATAAATATAAAATATTACTTGATGAATATAAATCTGATGAAAAATTTCTAAATAAACTTGGTAATAAAAATGTTAATAAACTAGAAATTATGAGATCTAATATAGAGATTAAATTAATGCCTTTAATGCAAAAAATAAACTCTACGCAAGAGAATATTGAAAAACTTAATATAGATTTAAGTATGCTTAAACATGATATAAATATATCTAAAGATTTTGAAAAGGATATTACACAATATAATATAGATTTAAAGGATTTTGAGTTATACAAAGATTTAGTGTTAGCTTACGGTCCTAAAGGCATACGTATAGAGCAACTTAAAGGTTTCGCTAAGCTTTTTGAAGATTGTTTAAACAAATACTCTTCTTTGGTATTTGCTGAAAACTTCCAGTTTAAACTTAACGTAACTGAGAATAAATTTGATATTATAGCTTTACGTTCAGGACTTAGTTCAGATGTTCAATTATTATCTGGATCCGAAACTCAATGTTTTAGATTACTTTGTCTATTAAGTATGTTATCTATTATTCCAGATAATATGAGAACTAATGTATTAATTTTAGATGAAATAGATTCTAATTGTGGTGAAGAAACTCTAAAATTAATAGCAGATGAATTTCTTCCACGGCTTAAAGCTATTATTCCACATTTAGTAATAATAACCCCAAGAACTTCAGAAGAATTCCCAATATCTTGCGCGAATAGTGAATATCATGTAGTTAAACAGGGAGGAAAGTCTAAAATAACTCGAATACTTTAGGAGGAAAAATATGCCTATATTTGGTATTCCAAATTTATCTTTAATCTATATAAGAGATTTACTTAAATATACCAAGTACTCTTATAGTATTTATGATAAAACTGGATTAAAGTTAGACAAAGATATTATAATATTTTCTAAAGCTATAGATGTTATAAATAATAAAAAACATTTATACAACTATGAAGGTAATATATTCATATTTGATCAACCTGATAAATTATTACAATTTAAAAACATAATATACTTTGAATCTCCTTCACAGTATGTTAATTATCTCTTATCGACGGAGGATATTTTAGATATCTTAAAAAGATATAATAAAATTGAACATAAAATAGTTATACAAAAATTAGATTTAATAAATGATACTATTAAAAAAGAGCAAAAAGGTAGAATTCTACATATATTTACTAAATTTATTTATTCTTTTCCAAAGATAAAACGAGCTGAAATACGTAAGCTTATCGTAAATTTATTATTTAAAACTATTACACGTAAAGTCTATGATGAATTAATATTAAAATTAATGAAAGAAAAGAATAAGAGTTATTATGTAGATTTAATAGCTTTTATTGATAATGAAAGTAAAGCTCTAGTAGCTGCCTTATCCGCAGCTAAGCATAAAAAATTTAAAGATGAGCTATATGAAAATATAGCTAAAGAATATAGTGTTGATCCTTATGAATTACAATTTTTATCCAAATTATTTATTACTTCCAACTCAGAAGTTAAAAAACATGTACAAGAGATATAATAATGAAAAGAACACGAGATGATACAATTAGTATAATAAGTAAATTAAAATTAAAAGCAGATAATGCCGCAACTTCTGTCGAAGAAAGAGAGATAATTAATGAAAAAATATTAAACTTGAAGCAGGAATATTCTATAACTGATGAAGATATCATACCTGAATTTGAATCAATAGAATATATGTTTGAAGAAGTTTCTATATTACGTTGGCAACAAGCTCTAGCATCATCTTTAGGAGAAATATTTAATTGTGACATTCTTAGTATAAATAAAAAATTAAATAATGACATTGTATATCTAGGTATTATAATTATAGGTATTAAAGAATTTATTGATGAATTTATTAAGACATACGAAGAATATAATTTATTGCTTAAAAAACAATTACAGTACTTTGAAAATAGTGCATTATATGTACGAGCCTGTGGAATACGCTTATTTAAGAATAGTAAGCGTCATAACAATGTATCTGATTCGTATGCCTTTGGTATGACTATAGCTTTATATAGTCGCCTAATGCTATTAAAGATGAAAGCTTTTATTAACAATATAGATGAAACAGCAAATTTTAAAGAAGATTATATATCTAAGGAGTTAGTGATTACTAATTATGATTTAGAAGAAGATAAAGTTAAACGACAAAATTTTATTAATAAAACTTATAAGGAACCTATAAATAGTAATGACGCCAATACAATCAATAAAGATATCTTGATATTAGGCAAGAATTATATAAATACACTGATAATATCAGAGTATGCTGTAGAAAATATATGTAATTTATTAAAAGATAGAAAACAACGTAATAACAAGAGAAATAAATATAGATAAAGTTATCTGTAAAGTTATATGCTTTATACATAGGTAGTTATAAAGATTGTCTAGATAAAATTCAGTTGACAGGTGTGACTGAATTATGCTACAATAACCTAGTAAACTTCTATTCGGAGATTAAAATGAGTGCTAAGTTAGTGTTTTTTAATGAAACTGGTGCTTTCTATAAGTTAGAAGATATTGAGGAAATCACAACTAACGTTGGATTTTATCCAGAATATAAGATTCAACTACCTACCGTATCTAGTAGTCCTATTATGCTTTTAACTACAGTTAAAGGTCAGATCAATTTTGACCTCTTACGTAATAAGAGCTATGATTTACCTGAAGAAAAGGATAAGAAGACTACTGAAGCTGCTCTCAACTTAGTTGAGAGTAATGTTGGTAATGTAGATTTTGAGTTTAGTGAAACTAGTATTCCTCTGGAACAAGCAAAAGATTTTTATTCTGCAATCCCTGAAGGAATTAAGAATAAGTTAGAGAAGCGTATTATTAGTTATCTTAAGCTATTGAATATCTTAGAAAATCATAAGGTAGAGAGTAGTAGCTCTGGATTTAGTGGCTTTCAGAATATTATTCCTACAGTAGAAAATGTACAGTCAACTTCGAATATTGAAGGCTTGACGGAAAATATTGAAAATAAAAAGAATTTAGTTTATCGTTCAATGAAGCGCATTAATGAGCTTCTTAAGGAAGAAGTTACTACAATGCGCGTAAAGAAATTTAAGTCACATATGCGGACTTTACAAGTTAGTGAAGATGATCTTACTCTCTTTCAGGAAATCTTGAACGAATCAGCTAAGAGTATTTTTACTATCATTGGTTAAATAGAAAAAGGAGGATCCAATTGGATCCTCCTTTTTACGTTTAAAATATTCCGCCACTAAGTTAATTCTTAGTGGCTTTATTTTTGTTTAAATCTATCCATTGCGTTCTAAGATTATTAACTTCATCTATTCTATTTTGATATAATTTTATTTGAATTTTTAATTTATTAAAATCTAATTGTAAAGTGTTAAAATCATTCTGGGATAGGCACACAAAAGAATTAGGATTATTTAGTATATTGCCTTTACTATCTCTTGGTAAGTCATATTTAAATACTTCTAAATTCAAAGGTGGAACTGCCGGCACGGGTGGAAATTCAGGATATTGCACTATAGTATTAGTTATAACCATAGGAGGAGAAGGGTTAGAACAAGCGGATATACTAAGTAATAGTAATAAAAAATACTTTTTCATTTTAGTTTACTTTCCAAGTCCCATTGGTACATTTACCATCATAATCATTAATATGTGTAATTTCACAAGCGGCAGAACTATTTAACTTATCTACTAACAAAGGCGCTACTTTAGGATTTTCTCGTATAGTAGCTAAAGTTTTCTGACGTTTTGGATTTAGAATAGCATCATGAATATCATTTATTTTCTTCTGAGCTGATAAGTTAGAATCTTGCGCCGCTTTATTTTCAGCAATAATTTGTGTATTAATAATTTTTAAAGACTCTATTTGTTTATCTCTAGATTCTATGGCTTCTTTGTCTTTTTGTGCATTAGCCTGATATATAGTTTCATTCTTTTCAAAATTAGCTACTACACTTTGATGGTATTCAAAAGCACCGAATCCACCGGCTACTAGTGCCATAACTAAAGCTATAGATAATAAAGGATTACTTAAGAAGGGTAACATTTTAACTCCTTACTATTTCTTTAAGCGTTCAACTAAACCCAATATAGAAGACCGAAAACCACTAGCATCATACGCTGATCCAAATACGCTAGAGCCAATAATGCCGGTAGCAAATAGAAAAAGTATCCATAGAGCACTATTCAATATACCTATAATATCACTATCAACTTTAACCGTATTAGTTTTTTCTTGATATATTATATAGAAACTAATAACGGTCATTGCTAATATAATAAAAGAAAATAGTGCACCTGAAAATATTAAAGAACCTAATACTATCTCCCGTTTGTTTTTCATTAAATGGGGGCCGAATAGATCGTGATTCATTACTTTATCAAGTAATTTTGAATCAGCTGGATGGTCTACAGGTACATCTATGGTAGGAGGACCTGTTGTAGCAGAATTATCATCTATCATAATATCAAATCCTAAATAAGAAAATTAGCTTGTGGCCAACTAGTAGTAATATCATAATTAACCACATCAAATGGACGGGTTAATCCATTTATACTAACCATATGTTGCGCTTCTGTAGTAAAACATCCTTCTACATAGCCAAATAGATATTCACAAGCATTAATTAGATCACTTGCGGATAATACTATATAATTACCAGTAGCAGATTTAAAATTAAAAGAAGTTATTAAATTATTTTTAGCCGCAATAAAGGCTGTAGTTAATCTACTCTGTGATATTAAATCCAAGGAATAGGCTACGTGATTAAATATTACTGACTTAGTTTCTTGAATATATCTATATGTTGCCAAATCACTTAATTTATTAGAAACTACTTCAGCTAAAGTTTTATCAATAATTGTAAAAGTAGCATTAACATTACGATTGCCTATATCTATACTGTAGATAGGGCCAGTTATATTTTGCAAAACAGGATTATAATTATTATTTATCTGAACTACTGGATAAAATCCAGCATCACGAAGATCATTATCTGAAGATGAATTACTGAAGCTAACTGTAGGGGTAGCCAGGGGTCTAGGAATATTAAAAACAATAATTACGTTATTAACTATTTGACAAAATAATTCGCTAGCCATAAGAAATCCTTTGTATTAGAATTGACCGCCATCTGTAAGTGTTCCAGTCGTAATAAAATTACCACCTGTATCACTACTATTAATATTTACATTAGCTGGATCAAATCTAAGATATAAAATTGGACTATTATCCGTTGGCACAGAACCTGTTACTCCTAATGATACTGGTTCAGAAAATTTATCATAAAATTTTAATCTATTAGTTGCTTGAGAAAAGTCTATGTAATTAGTATCAAAATATAATTCTCCTATTTGACCAGTAGCTGATAAACCTGATGCTGTATTAGATTTACCTATAAAAACATTTGCAGCGGAAAAATTAATTAAATCATTAGTATAAGTAGCATAAGTTAAGGTAACTACTGTGCCATTAACGTAAAAATTCCTATTAGATGTATTAGATAAATCTATAGATAATTGGAAATAATATTTAGTATTGGCTAATACTGTTCCACCAGTAGCAGAAAATATTAGTGTTCCAGTACTATTAGAACCGTGTATAACCCAAGTACCAGCTAATTGAAAAAAACTAAATCTTATTAAAGGTGTTGCATTAGATATTTCAAATATAGTATTACCTGATAGATTTAATGAAGTAAATTGCGCCCAACCAGATATAACAAAAGTTTTACTATTATTTGTTTCAGTTAAAGCAGCCCGTGATAGATAATTACTATCACTAAATGATGTTGCCCAATTTCCCCAATATTCATTAATTCCACGAGTACCCGCAGGATTTGTAGAATTAAAACTCCAATTACCTCCGGTTCCAGAATTAATATTAAATGTAGTAGCGTCATTTCTAAAAAATGCTATGGGTGAACTTCCAGTTAAAGTAGTACCAGTCACCCCCATATCAACTGTCATACAATTTATGCTAGTACTAGTAAAAACCTTAGCTCTATTACTTGCTATTGTTAAATCATAATAATTAACGTTGTGGTATATATCTCCGATTTGCCCATTAATTCCATTAGAATTATCGTCAGAAGCACCAACTGCTCCTTTAGTAGCCGTAGCATAAGCTACAGTGTCATTTGTATAAGTTGTCCAAATCGCTCCACTAACACCATTAACATAAAATGATCGTTTTGCACTACTAGTTAGATCAAAGGAAATTGCTACAATATAATTTCTATTAGCTATAACAGTACCTGTCCACGTAGCTAATAAAATTTGAGTAGCTGAACTATTTAAACCAGATAAAGTTAATACTCCAGCAGAAGTAATATATAATCTAAAATAAAAATTGCTACTTCCATCCCTAAGCATATAAATAAACCCATTACCCGCGGGTAATGCATTTAATCGAAATGAAGCTATTATAGTTCCAGTTTTTGTACTAGTATAGCCACTAGTAGTAACACTTATACAACTACCACTAGAAAAAGTTCCCATTTTAGTATTATATTGATTAGGTCCCCTACCACTAGTAACTGGTGTCCCTACCTGGGTAAAATTACCACCAGTCCCTGAATTAATATTAGCGGTTGAACCTGTTGATAAAGGTAGATACAAAATTGGATTAGTTTGCCCCCCTGTAGGTAAATTTGATGCAGGAGGTGTAAAATTTGCGGTGTATCTCGCTATACTAGCAGTAAACCTAATATCAGTAAAAAATATTGAATTAGCTGCACCACTAACACTAAAATCATTTGCAAATCGTATAGACATAGCTCCAGAGGATAAACTGAAAATACCACTATTACTTCCACCAACTATAGATTGTCCCGACGTGCCGTTGAAATATAATGTAATTTCTCCGCTACTCTGTCTAACTATAGCATAGTGATTCCAAGTATTTGCAGTTATCGTTAAGGAAGATATTGCAGCACCATTACCAAACAATCCTACTTCTAAGCTATTACTAGCAAAATATGCACCGTACTGTTGACTACTAGAAGTTTGAAAAACAATAAATCTAGAATTATCTGCGGTTGTAGTAGTATTTGCCCACCACTCCAATGTCCAATTTGCTGTGGATAAATCAAAGTCTGTGCTTGAAGATGTGGTAGTTAAATAGTTAGTGTTACTTAAAGAAATAGACTTAGTAGCTGGCGAATGTACCGTAGTTGTCGATACAGATGGAGAACCTGTTGACGTTAAAGCATGCCCGATAGTATCAGTTAAAGTATTTCCTAACATTAATAATTTTACTGAATTAAAATTCGGATCTCCTGCTGTAGATACTATAATAACAGCTGGATATAATGTAGAATTAATAAATAATCGTCGATTATTTATTATACTAAAATCTCTATAGGTATAATCTAAATATAGATTAGCTAATCTACCAGTTGTTTTGCTAGTTCCATCGCTTATAGCAGCAACACCATGTGAAGCCCGAGTTTGTTTTACAGTGCCTGAGGTATAAGTTGTCCAAGTTACGCTACTATCTACAACATCATTAAAATACATAGATCTATTGCTAGTACTAGTTAGATTTACACTAATTAGTACATGAGTCCATGTTTTAACAGAAATTATAAAATTAGACGTTGCTGATAATAATACTGTGGGAGTGGAACTTGAGCCAGTAATTACTAATTTTCCGCTACTATTAATTGAAATAGTATATCCTATCGCCGTACTAGTACCAGCTTGATAGATTATTTCTGTAGATCCCGGCCAAGTATTGGCGTAAATAAAAGCTGAAAATGTAAATTGTGTGCCATCTGCATCACCGGTTAAATCAGCTCCTGTATTTAGATAATCATTAGTTCCATCAAAATCTACAGCTAGAGGATTAATTACTGTTGGATTAAATGTAGTTAATAAACTTTGCCATAAACGCATTACTAAGCACTCCCAATTTCAGGAGCTTGTCCACGCCATGTAGTACCACCATCTCTAGTGAAAAATACTAATATATCTACGCCAGAAGTAGTCAAAGTGGGCGCTGTACCTGCGGGCCATTTAGTACCAGCTGGCCAAGTTTGTGTTTGTGAACCACCGTTAGTTAATTCTAATACAAAACCATGAGCATTTCCTGTACTAGCTGCATTACTAAATGTCCAAGTAGTAGCGCCTGTCGTCGTAGCTGTGACGTATTCTGATACACTTGTGTCTAATGTTACTGCTCCGGTAGCATTACCTAAGGCATTAATTGACACCATAATCGTTGGTATCTGAATTCTACCGGTACCTTTAGTCGTAACATTTATACCTATATTTGAATCAGTTCCCGATACACTTAAGTTAGTTGCAACTGTTGTTGCTGAACCTTTAAGTGTAAAGAAATTAACCGCAGTAGCACCATTATCAATTACTTCTGCTTGAATTCCATTGGTAGTCGCAAATTGTATATTTCCTTGGGTACCGCCTGATGTAGAAGCGCCAGAAGTAATTACAACATTACCACCATTTTTTGTAGTACCTACACCAGCTGAACCAGATATACTAACATTTCCGCCATTACCAGCAACAGGGGTACCCGCAATTATATTAACATTACCAGCATTACCCGATGTAGATCCACCTGGACCACCAGTAATTACAACGTTAGCTCCGACACCAGTTCCACCGCCTGAACCGCCAGTTAAGTTAACTGCGCCGCCGGTAGTTGCACTATTTCCAGCCCCACCTATAAGTGCTACAGTTGCCGGAGTTCCCGCACCTTGTAAAGCACCAGCGGTTAAAGATATATTTCCTGGAGTTCCAGTTCCAGTGGGATTACTACCCATTATGGTTATATTACCACCGTTTTGATTAGTACCAACACCGTTAGCTCCGGTTATATTTATGGCTCCACCAGCGCCACTAACTGGTGTACCACCTAGAATACTCAAAGCTCCGCCTGTTCCGGAAGAACTACCGCCAGGACCACCTTGTATCGTTACAGAATAACCTGCACTGGATGTAGTCGCCGCTGTTCCAGCTATTAAAGATAAATTATTTCCTATTCCAGTTAATGTACCTAAAGCAAACGTGAAATTTGTAACACCGCTAGTAGCTAGGCCTAGAAGTCCAGATCCAGCACGATATATACCCATGCCTACATCATTAGTGAATGAATAACTAGCATTAGCCGCTGAACCATCTGGCATTAAAATAGGCACAGCTGTATTTATTACAGTATTTAAAGTTATTAATGTGCCAGTCTGTGTAGCTAATTGAATATTACCGGCTGTACCAGAACCTGTTTTTGATCCAGCAGTTAAAACTAAATTACCACCATTCTGGTTAGTACCTACACCGTTAGCTCCAGTTATATTAATAGCTCCACCGGTACCAACTGTAGGCACACCACCTAGAATATTAACATTACCAGCATTACCCGATGTAGATCCACCTGGACCACCAGTAATTACAACGTTAGCTCCGACACCAGTTCCACCGCCTGAACCACTGGTAATATTAATAGCTCCACCTGTTGTAGAGCTATTACCTGCACCACCGGTTAAAGAAATAATACCGGCGGTACCGGCTCCCTGTAAAGCACCAGCGGTTAAAGATATATTTCCTGGAGTTCCAGTTCCAGTGGGATTACCTGATATTAATACTATTCCACCACCATTCTGGTTAGTACCTACACCGTTAGCTCCAGTTATATTAACTATACCTCCGGTACCAACTGTAGGCACACCACCATTTATATTTAAGGCACCACCGTTACCACTAGTGCCACCCCCAGGACCGCCGGTTAAGGTTAGAGTATTACCAGCACTTGTTACTGTAGTTGCCGTACCTGGTATAAAGGAAAAATTAGTCCCTAAAGCCGTAGTTAATTGCGGTCCAGCAACGTTAAAAGTAATAGCACCAGTTAAAGTACCGCCACTCAGAGGTAAATATGTACCAGTAAATGCCGTATTAGCTGCTAATTGGGTTAATGTCATTACTTTATTAGACGTAGAAGTGCCATTATAATAAGGTATTAAATCTGTTACGTTAGATGGTGCTCCCGCCGTTCCACCTGATATATTTACATTCGTTAAAGCCAATAAATTTGTAATAGCATTAGAATTACTTAGATCTAAAGCACCCCAAGTGGCTTCATTTCCTGAAGTACCAGTGCTTCTTAATACTTGTCCCGTTGTAGATGTAGATCTAACTATAATATTGCTAGAACCATCGAATCCGGTACTAGAAGATGTAATTTTAGCACTTATAACTTGACCAATAATAGAAATACCATTACCAGCAGTTGGAACACCGGCCGCACTAAATTGTACGAAAGGCAAATTCGTAGTGCCTATTACATAACTAGCACCGGGATTAGCTACCCAACCTGTGCCTTGTAAAGTTGAACCTTCAGAAATAAAGGTAAATGCTCCGGGAACCTGCGCACTAATATCCATATCAACGGCACGCGTCAATACATAAGGTAAGGATCCACTTCCTACTTGAGTCAGTTTATATAAACCATTAAAGGGTTGATTAGCCCCACTTTCATTTTTAACTAGTAGATTATCATTAAGAATTAGTGTTACACCATCCTGTGCGGTTAATGCTGCGTTAGTCGTAGCTGTTATAGTAGCACCGACACCGCTAGTACCGTTATTGTATGTATATGTTGGTAATGTAGTCGTAGTACCTGCTCGCGCAGAAAATTTAGCTGTTATTCCTTGGATATTATTATCTACATATTGTTTAGTAGCAGCATGTAGCCCTGTAGTTGGGTCCGCACTTAAAGTTAAAAAGCCGGTCATCGTATCACCAGCTTTTAATACATTGAGTGAAGCTGCACCAGTTAAACTAGCAGTAATAGTGCTAGCAGAAAAATTACCTGAACTATCTCTTTGTACTAAGTTACTAGCGGTATTAGTCGAAGAAAACGAGGTCCAAATGGGTGCGGTAGTACCAGTGGAAGTATAAACTTGATTAGCAGCACCCACGCTAGATAAAGCTAAAGCTGAAGCTGTAGAATATATTACTGCCCCAGCGTTAGCGGTTAGACTAGCGTTAGTCCCGCCGTTAGCTAAAATCAGGTTATTAGCTATTGAGTTAGCATTACTTAGATCTAAAGCACCCCAAGTAGCTTCAGCACCTAGAGTACCAACACTTCTTAATATTTGTCCTGTCGTAGCCGTGGAATTAACTATTATATTACCTGAACCATCAAATCCTGTGCTAGAAGATGTGATTTTAGCACTAATTAAGTTGGAGCTTATTGATATGCCATTACTAGCACTACTCCAGCTTGGGGCCGTTGTTCCCGTTGAGGTTAATACTTGATTTGAGGTTCCTACGGCAGATAAAGCTAAAGCTGAAGCTGTTGAATATATAATAGACCCAGCATTAGCCGTTAAGTTAGCATTCGTACCACCTTTATTTAAGGCTATATTAGTTCCCGACCAAATACCTGTTGATACGGTCCCTAATGTAGTTATTGATGCCTGACCAATATAATTTGGATCTATTGTTAACGTTGGATTTCCACTGACACCACTACCATTAGTTACGGCTATAGTTCCTATAGTCCCTATAATAGTTGATGAATTAAACCCAGAACCATTAAAAGCTAGAATACCCTGAGATGATAGGCTAGATAAAGCTGTTAAGATAGAATTTAACGGTTGCTTATTTGCTAAAGAAGTGGTAAGTCCGGATAATGTAGAAGCCAAACCAGATATCTGGTTTATATTAGGAGGAGTGAAAATGCTCATTTTCGCCCTAATCTTTAAATAGTTTATTCATCATTGCATAAATTTGCATAGATATAACTATAGCGTTAGGAATATCACTAATAGATATTGGTTCAAAATCTATATCAATGAACATAGACATAACTATATGTGCATCTTCTTGTATATTTTTATTTATTTCTTCGGAGATTTCCCCTTCAGTAATAGAGTATTTATTACGAAGTCTTTCGAATTCCTTGTTAACAAATTTTAACTCATCATCTGCTTTTTGACAAAATTTAAATAATTTGTGGGAAATTTTTATTGGAAAATCTTGATCTTTTAATTCATTAATACAATTAATTATATTTTTTATTTCATAAAAATTAAATTCCATAACTATACTCCAATTATTGCCATTGAATTAAAACTGTATCTCCAGATTGTATAGTATATACTCCCACGGTAGGGTTATATACTATAGTCCCCGACCCTATGGGTGATACCGTACAAGCACCTGTATAATTAATTCCGTTAATATATACTGCTAATAAAACTATATTGAATCCGGTTGTTACGAAAGTTATTTGACTATTAGTTGGTGAAAAATATTGAGTATTTATTAATATGTTTCTGCCGGCAGAAATATTAGTAATACGACCTTTACTATCAACAGTTATGTTTGGATTGGTATAACTACCTGGTGCAGAATTAACTGCTGCTAGTGTAGTGTTTAATATAAATGTACCGGCACCACCAGTTACATCACCCGCTAATAACAAGTTAGTAGCTAAAGAGAAATTCTCTAATATAGAAACTGTTGTAACTGTGGGATTAACGCTAACTGTCTGAGAAATATTATTTTGTGTTATTGTTATACTATAGGGAACGTTGTTAACTACTACGGTCATGGCAGTGGCACCAGAGTTACACCCTGCTGCACCGTAAAATTACCACTAAGAATAGTAATTCTCGTGTCTGTTGGGCCAACTAAAATTAAATCGTATACACCTTTAAAATTAGCCGCATACCCTAGAGTGTTAATGCCAGAATCAAATAAAGTAATAGTACCAGTCATACCGCCTAGAGTTAATTTACTATTATTAGTATTATAATCAAAAAATACTTGAGGACTACCAAAAGATTGTCTAACTTGCATAAATGCCCCAAGATAACCCGTTAGATTAATAGGATTTCCATTATTATCTTTCCATAAGAAAATTATATTAAGATCACTTGATTGACGAGCAATAATATCATAAGTACCTGGATTTGCCATTATTTACCTCATTTATGGAGTCCAAACTATAGTTACTACGGGTTTAGTTACGTTAATAGGATCATTCCAGTTTGGATCAGTGACTGTATAAACTGCGGTTGAAGCACTAATAGTGATGCCTATTGATGCCAGATAGTAATATATTGCATATTGAATCATGGCCTCAGTAAGAATCACCTGATCACTGACCGTTATAGACGGTGGAGGTGAAGGTGGAGTAGGTGGCGAAGGCATTCTTTAATTCCTTATATTATTCTTTATCATCAGGACCTTTAATAAATTCCATTTTTCCATTTTTTTCTTCATATTCTCGTATAAGTTTAGCTCCCATATGCATCATTTCTTTGAAAGCTTGTGGTGACATAACATATTGCTCTGGGATAATTTTTTGTGTGAATTGTAATGATCTACCAGATTCGTCGTTAATAACTTCATTTAATATCTGGGTAAATTGTATAAGAAAATTAAACTTATCATAAGTAAAATAAAAATTAGACGCATGAACTAAAGTATCTTCTGACATAATATTACTCCGAATACTAACTAAATATAATTTACAGGAAATAAGCGGGGAAATCGATTTCCCCGCTTATTTATTTTACATTAATTAAGGATAAAATCCTGCTAATATATGTGCTGGACGATCAGCAGTTAATATAGTCCTAGATGGAACTGTATTAGGTACTGCTATTGTAGTTAAATAGTTGACAGCTTGAATAACAGGTGGAGTTGTTAGATTAACTTCAGTTAGACGTAAATCATCTACTATGCGTAACCAAGCTAGTACACCTAGATCAGTACTAGCACGTAAATCTATATTTTCTTGTAAAGTCAATAAAGTAAAAACTATAGCTGGAGATGGCGTCGTAGTACCAATTCCTGGTGGTGGGGGTGGCGAAGGTACCACGACAGGAGGTGGAACAGGGTTAGTCCAAACACCATTAATTAATGTAGCATTTTGTTTAGTTCCTTCTGGTACAATAGACCATATTATATCCGAATGAAATCTATCTTTAGGATCTATTTCTGTTACTTCTGCAATCAAATCATTATTTATAATTCTAGCCCACGTTGTCATTATATTACTCCTATATTAAAATGCAATTTCTGCATAGCCGCCGCCACCTACAGAAATATTACCACCACCACCACCGCCAAGTCCACCATTACCACCATAATTGCTTACAGATCCACTGCCGGAAGAAGAACCTCCGCCACCACCACCACCACCACCAAATCCACCATGACCGCCAGCTTGCCCACCTGTAAAATCTGTAGAAGAAGTAATGTTAACTCCGCCGCCACCACCCCCACCACCACTACCATTTCCACCAGCACCACCTATGCCCGCTGTAGATCCAGAAGCACCAGCACTACCACCACCACCACCACCACTACCTAAAATATAAAAAGGTGATGCATTTGGAGCATTAGGTAAGGCTAAACTACCACCAGATATACCATTACCAGCTGTACCAGAAGTAGCTGCTGCCGCTAAAGATGCTCCTCCTAATCCTCCTGGAACTAATCCTTGTCCACCTGCATATCCGGCATTACCACCACCGCCAACAATAAGAAATCCTGGTATTCCTAAAGAACCACCACCCCCACCACCGCCAGCGCCACCAGATCCACCAACAGTCGTATTAGTACTACCACCGCTACCTCCCCAGCCACCACCACCACCACCTGGACCCGAACTAGAATTAGTAGTACCGCCGCCGCCACCAATTCCATAAGGTGATCCACTAGCACCACCCCCACCACCAGCTTTAGTTCCTGATTGGCCATTACCACCGGTACCGCCACTAGCAGCAAATCCATAAGGTGAAGTAAATGATCCTGTACCTCCTACACCACCTGTAGAAGTAGTGGGTGTTGCTCCACCAGTAGCAGAAACATAAGGACCTACTGAAGAAGTAGAACCTGAGGCACCTACTGTAACAGTAATTGGAGTTCCTTTTGTAGTTTTGAATATATCATGAGCATAACCTCCTCCTCCGCCAGCAGAAGAAAAACTAGCAGCTGGACTGCCACCGCCACCTAAAACAGCACCACGAGCATAACTTACACCATCCGGTGGATACCAAGTATAAACACCTGGTACAAAATACATACGTAGATTAGTCCATATAGATGTGTTATTAAAATTAGATCCACGCGGACCTAACTTAGTTGATTTAGGTACTACAAAAGCGCCAGTATCAGGCATTAGAAATTACCTCCACTTAAAAACACATTAAATGTATTAGCTATTTGTGTGCCTGCCATAATTGACCAACCATTGGGCACAAATAAACCACCATCAAAACTAAAATTATCTGCCCAAGCTGGAAAAGTTGAACTTGGTGTTTGTGCACCTACAGGAAGTTCATAAAATAAACGCATATTAGTGGTATTATTCATAAATAAACGAACCATACCGGCAGATGTTGTAACTATAGATTGAACGAAACCACGATCTATGCGTGATCCTAATGCCGTAGTTGCAGTCATAACCGTAACTAAAGTACCAGTACCATCTAAGTTTGCATTAGCTGCTGATATTTGAGCAAGCCAAGTTAAAGGTGTAGCTACATATAAAGATTGATTAGCCATTTTATAATTATTCCTTTAGGTAATATTATTAGCAAAATTAAATAAATCACTACCACCAGCACCTAAAGCAAGAAAGTTAGTGCCATCGTTAGAGAATTCCCAAACAGTAGTAGTTTGATTCCATCTAATTGCTGGTTTGGGTGAAGCTGCGGTATTAGCTTGTAATACCTTATTACCGTTAGTACCATCACCTAAATTCGTCGTATTTCCTAACGTAGATGCGGTACCAAATGATGTTACCGTAGTGCCGTCATTGGACCATTGCCATGTATTATTACTTTCAGAAAATACTATATAAGGTTTATTGGTATCATCATTTCCTGCTATTAACTTTTTATCTGAGGCTAAACCGTCACCTATAGAAAAACTATTCTGATTAGTACCAGTTTCATTACCAGGTACGGTAGACCCCGAACCTATTAAACGAAATAGCGTCCCATCATATATAACACGAACAATTATTCCTGTCTGAATTTCTCCGATTAGTAATCCAACACCATTATTTGTCGTAATAGGTAAAGCACCTATAGAATTTACATTTAATGTAACAGTTGTTGAGGTATTAGGATTATTAGCTATAAATTGGAATTCATCACCTAAACTATAAGCAGTCAAAAAAGTATTAGTTATAGTTATAACAAAGGTATTTAGTCCACCAACTGCTGTAGGTAGTATATGTTGTATTACTTTATTAGCTAATATTTGATTAGCATTATTCATCAGTACTTGTGGTGGTGATCCCGTACCATCACCTACGTTAAGAATTTTAGTATCAGTATCCCACGCGGGTTCACCTATATCTATTGCTGGTCTAGCAGAAGCTACCCCTCGTCTAAATTGCAATTTATCCGTCATATAAACTATTCCTTTAAGTTAATACCGTCTGTAAAACTCGTATATATAATGTAGCGGGTGATATTAAAGTACCTATAGCATTAGCTGGTGGTAAATTAAAGGTAGTTGAACCATTTCCAGCACCCCAGGCTACATTTATTATTGAAAATAGTACCGAATAAGTAGTTCTTGATATAGCTTGTCCATTACATATTAAGAAATTATTATCTGGAGCTATCGGAGTTGCCATTATTATCAATGTGCCAATAGCTTGGTTTTTGTTAGTTAAAAATATAGGTGGATTAGATGTTCCATCACCGACTCCAGCACTACTATTTGACGCATCATAGAAGGGTTCAGCTACATCCGGATATCTTCCTATAGAAGTATTCCAATTACCTATTTTTCTAACAAATTTAAGTATTTCATTCCTCATAAAATTACCTATGTGTAAGTACCAAAATCACGATTGGTAGTCGGCGCTGGCCCAGTATATTGCCCAAAATCTATATTTCTTGTTATTAAAGGAGGACTATACAAAGCTCCCCCAACTATACGCGTTGGCGCAGTTAACATATTATCTTGTAAAACACCACCATCTAATACTACTAAACCAAAATCAGCTGAATCATAAGGATCGACTATAGGTGAACTCCACCAAGTATTATCACTAGCGCGACGAAATACTATTACTGGCCTACCACTACGTACATCATTTTGTACATTATATACATCGTAAGCTGCAAATCCAGCTATTGGTAAAGCATTCGTGTCCGTGATAAATGGCAGAGTAGCATATAGAGGATTCAAAATAGTAACATTAACCGCGGTAGTTACGTTAGTATAAGTTAATGTCATATTTAGCGTTACAATATTACCGACTTCACTAGGTAGATTTTGTACTAATTTTTGCACCGCGGTTGTTATCGATCCCGACATAAATGGTGTACCATCATCTAAGAAAAGTACAACATTGCCTATTAAAAAACTACCTATTGTCTGATCCAACTTGACTAGAATACGTAACTCATTACTATTAATTACATCAGCAAATATATTACCGGAAGAACTAGAATAAACTATACCGCCAACTACGTCTGTAGCAGCAGGATCTAAAGTTATATTAGGTATAGCACTGATATGTAGTTTAGTAATATTAATCGGAGTATTTGTTATTAAGGCATTAACTAAGGCATTACGCCCAGTATTTAATAGTTGTTCTTGCATAATAACACCTTATTGTACTCGTATAACTATGATATCACCAGCTTGTATTGTGTACATACCGGTACTAGGATTATATATAACAGTATTACCACTAGTAGTACAAGCATTGATTTTATCAGTACCTTTAACATAAAAAGCTAAAGGTACAACATTAGATACAGTAGTAACAAAATTTATTTGATTAGCTGTTGCCGTAAATAATAATTCTCTTAAAGGATTAGTATTAGCAGGAGAATATAAAAATAAAACTATATCTCCAGCTTGTATAGTATAACTAGTTAACATAGGATTATATGTGACTAAAGTAGATCCATTAGGATAAATAAAACATTCTAAAGGGAAATTAATTCCATTAATAAATATAGATATAAAAGTTAATCCGACAATACCTACATTAAATACTGTTTGATTTAATGTAGCTGTTATATTTAATTTTTGTATGTAACTACTATCATTTATATTATAGAGAACATTTACAACATCTCCAGCTTGAATATTATAATTGCCTAATGTTGAATTATATATTAAAGTATTAGATCCTGGAGAGCTTATAGAAATAGCGTTAAAGAAATTAATTCCATTAATAGAAAATACCATAGGTGATATATTATTCACCCCAGTATTAAATACTATTTGATTGGCTATGGCCGTAGTAGAGTATTTTTGTACGAATAAGTCAACGAATACTCCTACATCCTGAATCTCAACTAATCCTGCATTACCAGTATCTAAAGTAAGGCTAGTATTACCAAATATAGTAGCTATAATATCTTTGAGTACTAAGTGAATAGGGGCAATTCTATAGAAGAAAGGAGTTAAATCTTTAGGATCTTGAATAGGAAAAGTTTCAGCATCAAAATATAAGTTAACATGAGAGGTTGGATAAAAATTACCGCCACGAGTTATTGGCTGAGTAGCCATATTTATCTGAAAATCTTCGACAAACGTTATGTAATCTTTTGTCCATAATTGAAATATATTAAAAAATGAACCCTTAATATATCCATAGAAATTTGTAAAACTAACGTTACCATTTTGTTCATGATATAAAGAAATAAATTGTAATAAACGACGATAATCATCATCTAGTAAAATAGAAGATTTATCTTCAAAACCTAACATCTTAACATTTTTTTGAAGATATAATCTCTCTGAAGACGTATGTCTAATATTTTCTAATAAACGTCGTGGGGCATTAATATTATATTCCATGACGTTGGACACAGAATTAATTAAATCTACCCATAATTGATTTTTAGCAAAAGGTTCAGTTAAAAAATTGCTATAATCTATAATTGGGGGAATGGTCATTACGGACTCACTGACCTAGTAGTATAATTCATAGTTAATATTGGTGTACCTGATAAGGTAACGTATTGTAACTGATTAACTAAAATATCATTATTTGGGGAATTTATTACTACGAAAACAATATTAGGATCTGAATTTAATATAATATCATGTAGATCACTACGATATATAGAAAAGCCTAAACTACCGACCTTTAAAGTAAAAAATGCATTTAGATTACTTAATACTGTAGTCATTATTGATGCGAGATTAGATTGCAATTTACAAGAAATAGTAGCAGACACTGTAACGGGTACGGGCGATGGATCAGCTCTTTCTATAAACACTTGATAGGTGGCTAAATTTTTTAAATAAGTAATAAAAGCTTGAAACTGTATATCAGTGAATAACGGATTAGTTAATATTGTAGCATATACTATATTCATGAACCTAATATCGTTAGGAGCTATATCTGCTTGACCACGAAATATAGCATCAATAACACCTGGGTATTGTAAGGCTTGCGCTACGTAATCAGTACGAGTAACTGCCCGCTGATTAGCCGCAAATATAGTCGGACCAACTATACTATAAAAACTAGAATCTTTTTGCTCTAATCCACCTACGCATGGAGTAGTAGTAACCCCAGAGATTAATGGTTGGGTAATAATACTTACTATTCTACCGGTAGTACTAACATTACCTTGTACGCCCGATACTAAAGCATATGTAAAAACTAAAGTTGAATTAATAGGAGGAATTTTACCGTAAATATTATTACCGAATCTAACCTCTACTTCACCACTAGGATAACTATTTTCATAAAAAATTTGATCGTTAGGACCGTAATTCCATATGCCGTTAGTAATAGAATTAAAAGTCATTGTACCATTAACTATACAAAATAAATCAATATCAGATGTAGAAAAATCTTGTAAACCAAAAATAAAAGATTGAAATGGAGTACCATCGCTAATAAAATCTTGTGTAGTAATTGTACCTTGATATAAGGTAACTATTTGTGTAGCTACACCTACATTAAAGGTTATTGCTGTACGATTAAAATAGAAATCATTATCCACATTAAATTGTGAATATGCGGGTATAAATACAAATTGTGTTATATCTTTGTTAGTCAAAGTGACAACAGTATTAGCACTTATTTTACGCTGAATATGAATAGAAAACATTCGTGCAATTATATATCGGCTAGAAGGTAGTTGTGCCGTATCTCCCATACTCTCTTGAAGAGCACGAATTATAGATAATTGTGAAGCGGCACCAACTCCAGCAACTATCTGAATTAAAGATTGTGCTGGATCAACAGTTAATTTATCTGCCCAAGTTGAAGTAGGTGTAGATAAATCGGAAATTAATTGAGAGGCGATATCTTCGAAGTCGGGAGTAATTTGTGAAAGAACTATCGGTGGAGGAATAGGGACTGTCATTGCTTTATATACTCATATTGTTATTTGGCGATAAATTCACTTCGATAGAAGTAACTACATTATTCTTTTTTATAATATAAGCTATTCTAGCTAGAAATTCTCCATTATCTTTATCTGGTATTATTAAAGTATTAGTTAAATCTAATTGAATTTCAGTGCCCAACCAAGTTTGTATAGCATCAAATATAGCTGTTTCTAATTCCCAAGCTGTAATATCATCAACTGGATCAAAAAGTAGATCTGGTACTCTAGAGCCAAAAGTTGGTTCCCATGGTCGACTGCCTATCGTTGTTTGTAATAAATTAATTATTTTCTTATTAATAGCTAAGACATTATTTACAATAAAAGGATCATTATCTATCGTAAAATTTAAATTTATATCATTATAAATTACTATGCGACTATGTATATTAGTTGGCAGTATAGTTACTTGTGGAGGTATAGTCATTGATTAACTCCTAACAGTAGGAGATAGAGGCCCAATTGGAAGTATTAATGTAGATATCGTACTAACATTGGGTGACCAGAATGTTATTGCAGGTGCACTAATGTCTATTCTACTAGATGATAATATTTGTAATCTATCCATAGCTGATATATTAGTTATACCTGAAGATAGTATTTGTGTAGTACCATTAGAACTAATATTAATATTACCACCGGATGAGGATATTATATGTATTTCTCCACTAGGTAATATATTAAGTATTGTTCCTGATTTATGATTATATTTAACTTCGTTGGTATGTTTATTAATAAAAAATAAATTATTATTCTTATCTATAAATCCTACGGTATTAGGATAATCTAAATTTAGTAATTCTATCGGAATGGAGTTACCGAAGAAACCGTAACCTACGTAAATAGGATAATTATCACTTTCATCTTGCATAATTACGTGTAAATCTGAACCTATATCGGGCACGCTAACTTCACCAGTATGACCTGTATTACCTGTTATAGAAGAATTACCACGTTTAATTGCCCAAGGTAAATCTACATCTTGTACAGTATCGTGTAATCCATTTATACGAATAGTTACACGTTGATTTTTCAAAGGATCATTATTATTAACCACTTTAGCTTTAAAAACATGATCTAAAAAAGAAGGTTTCTTTAATTGTGATGTTGGATCAAACATTATTAAATTACCCTATCAAAATCATCAACTGCACGGCCGGCAGCTACTAGACTAAATTTTTCATAATAGCGTGAACCAACTATACAACGAGTTTTAGCTGACACTAAATAAATACCACGATACATAGCATTAGATTCTCGGGTAACTGGATCCGTTATATCAAAACTAACTGGCGATAATATATCTTCATTAGTTAATGTTTCAGTTAAAACGTCAAAACCTGATGAATATAAAGCTTTTATTCTTTTATTTTGATAATAAGCTTTTTCAGTATTAGAATGAACATTTCCACAATCTAAAGGACGGTACTCAAAGAGAGAATTACCTTCTCCAATTAAATCTTTAATATTTTTATTTAATTCAATAAAATTGGAAGGTAGAGTAATCTGTGTATTAACTAAAGATGTGGTTAGACCGCCTAAGCTTTCTTGTAAAGTTTTAAAAGCAAAACCTATATGACTATTCAATGGTCCGGCATTAGACTTAATTTTATAATCTAATATCGGATATATAACTTGATTAGTTGAGGATTGTGCTCTTACATTATGTGTAAAAATACCTTTAGGCTTAACTCCTATTAATGAAGTAAGTTCTTTAAAATAAAGAGTTTTTTCTTCATCCACACAAGTGACAAATACAGAAGAATTAGAATTATAAGCATGCCTAGTTATATGATCAACAAACTCAGCATATTTTCTTGTTGTAGGTCGCCAAGTTTGCGTATCAATTGAGCGATCTATGGTATTTTCTCCACGATAATTACTAGTCTTAAAACCTAAACTATTAGCGATAGCATCTATTATTGCAGAAGTTGGCATGTTAGAATAAGATTGTGGTACTTGCTTATTTAAAAAATCCATACTATCTAATATTGCTATTATTTCGACATTCATACCACCAGCTGCTGGTGAAAATTTTGGTGGTCCAAACATACGCCAAGAATTCTTTATTTTACGAGTTTGATCACTTTCTCTACCAATTTCTGTAGTAATAGATATACCATCACTAACTTGAAAATAATGTGTTAATCTTCCTGTAGGATCATTACGTAAATTCAATTTTAATACAGGTAATTTGGTTAATACACTTTGTGTGATGTATAAACTAAAACTAGAAGGAGATATATAAAAAGGTTGATTATCTATACTAATGATGAGATAATACTGGTCACCTATATTTATTTTATTAGTCATTTTTATACCGTTATAGTTTGCCCACGACGTTGGGCAGCTACTTGTGGAATAAATATATCTTTGAAATCATTAAGATTTGGAAGTTTTAATACTGCACCGACTGGAATTTCTAATTCATGAAAATATCCATTAAAAACTAATATAGTCCAATATAAAGTTGTTGTACCATATATTTGATAAGCTAAAGTGGTTAAAGGTACGGATGAATCATATACAGTAATTTGGAAATTCTTAACACTATTAATAAATTTGATTATACGTGGATCTAACATATCAAGATAATCTATACCTTTAATTGTAACTACGCCTAATATGTTAGATAAAGCATATTGCGGATTATAAAAAGTATATAAATTTGGTACAGTTGAAGTACTCATCGAGCTACTCCAGGTATTAGACCACTACGAGTACCATAGGCAGTATTTTCTCCAGCTATAGCACTATAAAATGTAGTTACATCTTGCGACGATGGAGTATTAATTGTGGCGAAAGTTATTTCCGATTGGCCTGAAATGGGTTGACCATTTTTATCGAATCTTGTATCAACAGAGTTAGTAACAGATTTTAATACAACACTATGAATATACATCATTCTTCCTAATCTTACACTAATTCTTGCACGATTAGGAAAAGCTGGAGAAGGTCCAGGAGGTAATAATATCCCTGCACTACCATCGCCAGTTATATAGGGTAAGGACATAGCTTGTAGCATGGCCATTGGTTTAATAATATCTTCTTTAGGGTCAGTTTGAGCATCAAATTGTATACTCATATTAAATTCTATAGGTGCACTACTTTGCCAACTTTGAAAAGTTAAAGATTGAATAATAGGATCAAAATTGGTTGCAAATAATGCTCCGCTAGCTAACAATTTAGTTGCTCCGGGTGCGTTATTTTCTATTAAATTTTTAACACTAGATAAGTTAGCCATGCGTGATTCCCATTGTGATCCTGTAGAAATCACGAAATTTTCAGGTAAATTTGCCCTAATACTAATTCCTGTATCTTGTTGAGTTATAGCTAATAGATAATTAGGATTCTTACTTAAAGCCATTATTAAAATCCTTTAAGCATCTAGTAGGCGAGAATTAATTAAGATTAATCCCATGTTATCAATAATAATAGGAATGGAATCTATCGTCGGCGTAGTGCTAACCGGAGGAAAATTATAACTTTGTTTATCATTTGGCTTTATTATGTGCTCATTAGGAGTATCATCAGATGGAATACGGTTAGGTGGTATATACTGAGTTCTATCAGGTGCTGGTATCTGCATATAAGAGGAAGGAGATTCCTGACCTAATATTCCATTAGCGTGCCCATGCTCGAATGCGGCAGATAATGGTGCCGCAGTAAAAATACCTTTAGTCTGATTTTCTGCGGTAGCAATAATTCTATCTATACCTGACTGAGGTACACCTAAAGCACCTAAAGCATTACCAATAATAGCTTTATGATCGGAACCTTCGACAGATTCTTTAACCTTATTAAATCCTGAACCTACACTAGAAGCTACATTAGATGCCGTATTGGCTACGTAAGTCCCCGCAGTGCCAAGACTATTTCTAACTGTATTAGCAGCACCAGCAACGGCAGAACCATAATTAGGATCTGTAGCATATCCAGCTTTTTGTAAAGCTACACCGTAAGCTTCCGGTGTTTTAGCATCAAATACGCCAGCTTTTGTATACCTACTATTATCTTGTAAAAATTTGACGTGATCTTTAATACTATCACTTATATCATCATAGGCTCTAAATACCTGATCAACCATCTGGGATTGACCATTTATCACTTCCCTTGTTGGCAAGGTCTGAGTTTTACCCGTCCAACTACTATCTGCTTTAATACCAAAAAGATTATTACCCGGTGCGGATTTACCCCAACCTGTCTCTAATCCAGCCTGACCTATAATAGCTTCTACAGGAATACCCGTTTGTTTAGAAGCTTCTTGAGCACCAGGAAGAATTTTCTGAATAAAATCTGAGACTCTTCCAGAAGCATCATGCCAAGTATTAGATACTGAAGAACCTATACTAGAAGCAGTATTAGTCATTTTATTCATCAAGGGATTAGTATTATTTTGTATCCCTTGTATAGTAGATTGTCCGGCATCTATAGCCGCATTACCGATAATGATAGCTTTATCTTTGAATTTATAAAAATCTGCTACTGATACGCCCATACGTCCTTTAATATCACGCTGTAAGGGCATAATAGCTTCAGGACCAGCTTCCCCCACTAATCCTGTAGCATTAGTTCCACCAATACCGAAGTTAGTAGGTCCGCTTACAATACCACCATCAGCGAAAGGAATAACGTTACCTGAAAAAGCTCCACCTTTAGCTTGAGGGGGAATAAAATTAGAACCTATGCCTAATTGAGAGGCACCTTCCATTATAGCTTTATTTTGTTCAGGAGGTAATTCACTAAATACTTTAAATGTCGGAATCCAATCGGTAGCTTTATGGTATAATTTTACAAAGAAATTACCTATCTCATTAGCCATTTTTTCAAATAAACTGATCGTATCGGATACAAAACTAAATGCATTTTCTACGGATTTAGCTACAGCTGCACCCAATTCTTCTGGACTTCCTATAGAGAAACTATCACCGAATAGCTTTTTACCTAGCCAATTAACAGCAGTTATTGGTAAAAAATATAAACCTTCTACTAAAGTCCCCATTATATTGGGGAATTTCTGATTAGGTGTGAATAGTTTTGCTAGCCAACCTCCAACTGCATTACCGATATCCTGGCCACTAGTTATTTCAAAACTATCGCCAAACAGACCTTGACCCAACCAATTTATTGCTTTAATTGGAAAGTCTAATAAACCACTAATAATACCGCCAATACCGCCACCAATCTTTTGCATAGTAGTAATTTTGTCTTTATCTATATGTAAATTATCCGCAGCATTATTAAATCCACTGAAAAAATCAAATATACTAAAAACCACTTGAAGCGGCCAAGCTATTTTACCTAATAATTCTCCAGCACTACCTATGAGTTTAAAAGCACCTTCAAAAGGTCTAACTGCATCCCCTATAACCTGAAATAAACTCATAGTTTTAGATGCAAAAAATCCTGTAGTTTCTATATTTTTTGCTACTAATTCAATTGTACCTGTAACCGGATTTACTATTTCTTGCATAGTTCTAAAACTTTGTTCAAAAGTTCTAAAACTATTAGCATAGATGTAAATATTATCTTTTAATATCGTTAAACTACCACCTATATATTTAAATACTTGTGAAATAGGCTCTAATATAGGTGCCAATGCACCTATTACAATAGGTACACCACTTAACTTATCTGCTGCATATTGTCCTATAGATAATAAACCTGAACCGATAGTACTAAAAGCAAATTTAATTGCTGTCCAGGATAAGTCTAAAGCTGTACTTAAAACTAAACTTCCTATTGATTTAGATTTATCTTGATCGGGAGTAGCAGAAGGGCCGGATACAAAGTTAGATACTGTCATTAATCCCGATTTAAGCATATTTATAGAGGAGTCGTAGGCTATAGTAGTTAGTGTTTTAATATTCTCTGCCGTCATATTTTCTTTTATTTTATTAGCAAATTCGGTACCACCTAAATAATTACTAATACTAGATAAGGCACCACTCAAAGCTAATACGGTGGAATCAAATATATTAGTAATATAACCTTGAAAACTACCTGCTGCTGTATAGGTATTAACTTGCCCATCTATAAATTTATTAGCTCCATCATATAGATCACTTATCTTCTTGCCAGCATAGTCTAACAGGTATTTATTATTGTCCCAAATATTAGTTATATACTGTTGAAATCCAACTCTCTGATAAGCGTCTATTTGTTCGTTAATAGTTATTTTAGCACTATCATATATTTCTGATATACGTTTACTACCACTATCTAATAAACCTTTAACATCTATACTTGTTGCGAAATCAGATACTATATCATATATTTTATTAGCTCCACTAACTGCTTTATCTGCTACTAATTGAAAATTTTCTTCAGTTAGTAACGAGCCAAATTTAGACGCAGCAAATGATGTACCTAAAATAGCTATACCTTTTATTAAGATACCTAAGGGTCCACCCTTTAGTAAAAATCCACCGACAGCACCTAAAGCTGTACCTAATCCACCTATGCCGGATTTAATACTTTCACCTGACATAATATTTTTAATTAAAGCACCGACGCCAATAGCTAATCCTCTGTAGGCTATCTTAGCTGCACCAGCAAAAGCACCTAATACAATATCTAAAGGATTACTAGATTTCCCGTGTTTAACTAAACCGATTTTCTCGGCTATAATACCTAGTATATCCAATTGTTTTTTATCGACCATATGCCGATATTGTTTCTCTAATACGGCATTTTTAACATCTAATTTCCACTGTTTAAACTGCAATAAGTTATTGACGTAATATGGCTTTTCTAGTACTTTAAATCGGGTTATCTGATCAAACTTAGTTTCCATATCAAATTGTTTTTGGAGAGCGGGAGAAATCTTCTTATATTCCCGCTCCCCCTGTGATGATATCAACTTTAATTGGGCTAACTGTCCTTGTTCGAACTTTAATCCAGATGCTAATAACGAAGCAGTCTTACCGCCATTATTAATAGCTGCAATTATTTTAGAGTTAGATGCCACTAAAGCAAGACTATTTTGATTAGCTGCATTCATGCCCCTAATAGCGTGCTTTTTATTATCGATCTCCATACGGAGATCGCGCCCCGGCACATTGGAGCCGCCACTACCAAGGATGTCTTTAGCTAGAGAAGCATGAATGGGCTGAACCATTTGTAACACCTTTATTTTATGCTTTTCTGTGATTTATTTACGTAATTACGTAAAACAGCATCTCGTTTATCTTTTTCATATAATGAGTATAGATAAAGAAAATCCGCAGCTACTATTTCATCAAGATTTATTTTTAACCCTGGACCTTCTTGATTTTCTAAAGAATACCAGCGATCTAGAAGATCTTTATGAGATATACTAGGGAAAGAAGCTGAGGGCATTCACTGTGAGTGTTAGCTCCTCCTCCCGCGGTAAATACGTCTTTCCTTGCTCTAAATGATAGCGCATAATCTCTAATTCTTCGAATAGGTCTTTTTGCTGTGGAGTCATATTTAACTGAAATAGTCGTATTAATTCAGACTCCTGCATATTTTGTTTAAATCTACTCTTAAACATTATTAATTGATTATCTTGCTGTTTTTGTATATTAGCAATACTAATATTTAAATCAAAATTATTATCAATAACTTTAACAGTTTCAATGACGCCATGTTCAGTTTTTTCACGAAATTCCTTAATATACTCCTGAATACTTAAATCTTCAAAAGAATCTAAGATTTCTATTTTTTCCTTAATAGAATCACCTTTAATAAATTGGGCTAAGTTATAAATATATTGTTGATCAGGAGTTAATCTAATAGTTTGTAGAACTTCTAGATCTTTAACTGTAGGTAAGCATAAACCCATTCCAGAATAAGTATCAAATTCTAATTGAGTTAGCTTCATTTCATTAATAATTAAGTTAGTGCCATTAACTGTATATTTGTTTGCATTACCATACCGACTAGTCCACTCGATGATGTAAGGCGATTTCGGATAACTATTAATCCGATGCCAATACATTAAAAATGTAAAATCCCCCATAGTTAATTGACGAATATCTATATTAACTGTAGCACCAATAGCGTCAACGATTAATGAAAAATTCTCATCTATTGCTGAACGATATATTTTGGATAAATCTCTAGCTTTAAATTGTCTTATTTCAATATCATCAAAATCATAAGGTAAACAATGTGAAGGCAAAGACTCACGAATATTATTAGGATTCTTAGATTGTGCTTTGACATACTTAATATCTTCGAGATTATCTACTTCTACTCTATGATCTACTTTAGGTTTATGCTGTTCTTCAGTAACGACTAAAGGTTCTACTCCAATAGTAGAACCTTTTGGTAATTGTGGATTAGTTATATTAGATGATACAGGGGGATTTAGCGGGGGCTGGACCATATTTTGCTTATTATGTTGTCCAGGTATACGCACCGCGGAAGGAGTTCGCGGTTGCGTATTAGAGATGATGGTACCATCGTTACCATCTTCCCATACTGTGTGCTTTTCTAAAGCTGCATTAATAGAACCAGGCTTAACCGGAGTAATATTCATGACATTTCCTTAAAAATAAAAATTGGGTTAACCATGTACGCTAACTACTAGATGACAAGCTCGAACCCACGAGCTATAGACCAAAGATAAGAACCAGAATTAAACTACCGTAGAACCATCTGTAGCAAATTGTGCTGATATAGTTAAACGATTAGAATCATTATAATTAAGACTATAAGAAGAAATATTAGTTGGCCAGCATTCTTGTAATGTACCATTAAACATTATATGGTCTTGAATATCATACATTCTTAAGCGAAGATCTTTTTTATAATCAGCTGGAACACCATAAATTCCATTAGTATCAACTACTAAGCTTTTCCAAGCATATAAATATTTAGTTGCACTAAACATATTATCTTCATAAAATGTCATAGCGAATGCGGATATTTCTGATATACCAGGATAATGACGATTAGAAGCTCCATTAAACCTAGGAATAGCAGATATACTAAAATGAGGAAATTCTATTGCTTCAACAACTATATTTTTTGAATTAGGAGCCCCGGGTATACTAGGTAAATTAACTACCCAACGCCAATCAATCGCAGGTGGTGCTAATTGCTGGGCGCGATTACGTGATAGGGAGGGTATCATTAGCCTAATCCAAGATTAGAAGTAATTACACTTTGCGGAGCATTATTCGATACTTGTGGATTAGTTGCTGAATCATCTCCTAATGTACCAGCACCAGGAATACCACCAGCACCATTAGATTGTCCTATATTATTACCTCCAAATATTCCATTACCTGCAAAAATATCAAAGGCTTTACTAATTACTCCACCGGTATCTATACCTACGCCATCTAACCCGGCAGTTAAACCAATACCACCACCATTTAATGTTAATCCATTAGGATTTAAACCTACATCAATACCTAGAACATTAGCACTTAAACCTAAATTAGATATAACTGTATTAACTACACCACCTAGGGCACTACTACCCGTTAATAATCCACCTATACCACCAAAACTTCCAACTTCAACCATATAATCGTAACCAAAATTCACTGATATTAATATAGGACCAGAAGAGTCACCACTTAATTCAAAACCTTCTATCCTCTGTGGAAACATATTTACGAAACCTATCCCATAACCTATATGACCTTTTTGATCATATAAACTTAATTCACTTATAGTAGTATAGCCAACTTTGCCATAAGCTGTTGATCCAGTAACCGGATTAACAACAGCGTTATGCCAAGAACGTAAAGCTTTTAAAGTTCTATATTTATTATCTTCATAATAAGTAACCGTGATATCTTGTGGAGGCACAAATTTACCACGATGTTTTACTTTATGCCCCCAAAGATTTACTATAATAGGTTCATTCTCTAATGGTGGAAATGTAATAGAATTACACTTTATGTGTAATTTTCTATCTGTACTTCCACCAGGAGTATTACCTAATACGAAATTAAAATTATCTTTTTGTGCAAAATCAGGTATAGATTGAACGTCGTTAAGTGATACCCTTTTCATATAATTACCTTGTGGTAACTGGTCCAATATTAGTTAAGAAATGATCATATTTAAATGTAACTGGAATTTGCATTAAAGTCGAAGATTCACCCGTAAGCTGCACATCAGGAACTTCCTGAATAAAGAAATGAAAGAAATTGATATCCTGAATTATCGTACCCTGGTGGTTAAATACCTGAAGATTGGCGGTAACTGAATACTGAGCAATATCGCCCGCAGAAGTACCAGATTGCGAGCCTACAATAAATTCACTCCATGAACGTAATAAGTTAGTTGTATGTAATGTAGAATCTTCAATATATGTCACGGCCAGTGTTCGTGGGTACATCTTACGACCACGTACGTTACGCACATGCGAGTGTAAATTTACTTCAAAAGCTTCATTAGAAAATCCCGGCATATTAGCATTTAAGCATTTAATTGCTAATTCTCGATCATTACCGATAGAATTAGGAATTGTGCCTAATTGTAGTACATAAGCTTCAGAACTGATAGGATCATGTAAAGATTGCACATCAGACAGTGAAATACGTGGCATATTTCTTACCTTTGTATATAGATTTAATACCTTAAATTAGTTATATTTGTTTAAAACAAAAACAGCTACTAGGATTAATCCTAGTAGCTGTTTTAGATTAACATTTGTGCTTTAATGAGTTTTATCCAGCGACAGCTGCTAATCCACCCGCAGCAACTAATTCACTGAAGTTAGCCCCTGTCTTTGTTATACCTGTACGTACTTTAATAACTCGTGCGGCTAACGTAGGCTTCAGATAAATATCAACGTTACGCTGTCCAGCATCTATATCTGAAGCTGAATTATTCGTATCGTCAGATACTACTAGAAAGTCAAATAATCCTCTACCTCGTTGAATAGGTAAGAGAAAATCATTCAACATTTGTACAATAGTAAATCCAAGAAAATCGTCATCTGGTTCAAAAAGATCGAAGTCTAATGCATCGGTAATAGCAACTTCGATAAAGATTAATAGACGGCGAACGTTAATGTTAGATAATGCACTCTTTACCGCAGATAGAGTTTGATCATCAAAAACAAAGAAACCTTTACCACGTTTCTTAATAATAGCATTAACTTGATTAGGACTCAGTTGATCACGATCACCTTGTTCATAATCAACCCGTAACGCTTGAATGTTACGAATTTGACCACGATTTAAACCAGCGGGAGAAAACCACGTTGCCCGAGATGTATCCGTAAAGACGAAAGTAGCACCTACGTTACCAGAATTAGGAATAAATCTAATTTGGTCCGTAAATTCATCTACAATTTGAGAATCTGGACTATACATACCAGAATAAGATGAATTGATGTTTAGTGTATTAAGACGATAGTTAGTTGCACTAGTCGTCGCCTGTAAGTTTGAGGGTGTGTCAAGAATACCAAAACAGTCAAATCGACTATTAGCTAAAGCATCAATATTCTGCTGAACAGCGACGTTAGTGTAACCACAATTTAATAGAATACGAATTTCATTTTGATCACGGTTAATAAAGGTATTCCAACCTGCATTGATATTTGACGAAGTAGCGGCTGAACCATCACCACCATTTGCAAGAAAAATAATAGATCCACCTGTATCCGTAACTATAGGTAAACTTAAAGAAGTACTTGGCTGCCAAATTCGTACATATTTAGAAGCCCTAGCACTTAGATTAATTACCTGAGCAATATTCTGTTGATTACCAAAACCATCCTGCTGATTTGCCATAGATACAACGTATGATTCAACAGGAGTGACAACATTACCGTTAGCAAATACTTGAAATTGAAAAGTGCCGTTAGGTGGAGTACGAACTAATGTCTGACTAACGACCACACTAGCTTGACTAGAGCCACTAGTAACTAATAGATTAGCAAAAGTCAGATCAAAAGTAGCTTTAGGAGTAACTACGTTAATCTGTCGGTTCATAGTCAATGAACCTGGTATACTAACTATAGCAGTACTACCTCCTGTACTAATATTAATGTCCATTGCATATTGAATAGCTGTAGCAATATCACTTAACATTTGGTTATTATTAGCAGAAAATATTACGTTAGTTTGCACAGGAGATGCGGTAGCTAAGGTAACAGTAGCCTGTCCAGCACCACCAGTAACAACAGAACCAGTAATAGTATTGACGTTATATAAGGGACGACCACAAGTCACAGTAATTACATTACCGCTAACTGTAGCGGTAGATCCTGGATTTAATGTAACTGTAGCCGCTTGAATTGCTGTGGCAATAGCTGCCATAGTCGTAGCGCTATCCGTCGTAAAATTAATCGGAGTTAAAGCTACACCGTTAACTGTAGCATTAAATACGTTACCAGTTACTAAAGTTGTACTGAAAGTTAATGTCAGTACCTGATTAAATCCAATATTAAAGCCATTAACTGTTCCACTAAATACGTTACTCGTAATTAAAGCGGCGCTAAATGATATATTATATCGTGAGGGGATACCTTGATTTATACCACTAGTTTTAAACCCAACTGCGCCATTAGCATAAGTACCAGGACCGATCGCGAAAACGTCAAATAATTTAACCCCGGTTTGATCAGAAATAGTAGCTTGGCTAGCACCTAAAGTAATCACAAGACCAGTAAAAGTTAAAATAACTCCTTGTGGTGCAATAACCCTAATACTACGATTATTAGCTGTTCCTGTGTCTATAACTTCAGCTACGCCACCTAAAGCAGCGTAAGTACCATTAATTGAATTAATAGCATTTTGAATAGCCGTAGCAAAAGCGGTTAAAGTGGCATTATTACTCGTAGCAAAAACCGTAGGGCCAATCGTAACTGGAGAAGTCACAATACCATCAGTAACAGTACCTGTAATGCTATTAGCAGTTATTATAGCTCCACTAAAAGTTAAGACGGTGATATCTTGTTCAGTGCCACCATCAAATTGATTATTATTACCAATATCAAACTTATCATAATAAGTGGAGGTTGCTGTACTATCACCTGTATTATTATGTACAAAGGATCCTGCCCAAGTAGATCCATTAATTACTCGATCAACCCACATAGAATTAGATTGGGTAAAGAAATCTAATACACAATCGTGACCGAAACTGACAGTAGGATCTGGGTTACCGTAATCACGTAAAAAATCATCACGATTAGTATAGAACTGTTGGCCTAAAGCACCTTTATGCGATTCAAATACTGCGGCACCCGTAGAAGATGCTGCTGCCTGCACTCTCTGGGATAAATTTATTTCAGTATTGTAGACGCCAGGAGAAAGATAAAATTGTGGCATTATAATATCCTTTTATATTAAAATATCTATATGTTATAAGTTAGATTTTGTAGTGACGAAATTAGATGAAATTTCTTGAACTAAAATAGGAGGATTAATAACTTCAACAGAAATACTATCATTAATAGGTGTAGGAGTATCTACATCTAGAATAACTTCTACACCGACTGGGGGTTTAATTAACTTCAATTTATGTGGTGGAAACTGCCAATAGAATTTATCATCAACTTGTTTAGTAGAATGTGGAGGAATCTGTACATGATCACGATCATGCGAGTCTAAACCAATAGATAAAGCTGTTTTATTTTGTACGATCATATCAATTTCCTTAGGCATATATAATTTTACACTGTATTGGATCTAAATTAGGCGATGTAGGATTGGGATTAGTGAGAGTTAAAGAGGTTAGAGCACCAGTAAAGAAGAAACGGTTATTAATCAGCACTATATAGGTCTGAGGTGTGTTAGTTCCAGGTATATTAGATACTAGAGTTAACTTCATTGGATTACGACAATTTATATCGATAAATAACGTTATACCGGTAGATATAGCAAATGAAGTATTATTTGCTATATCTACCGTAGTTTTAGTCCAATTAAATATGGAAAGGAATACCCGAGAAGAAGTAAGTATTTCACGAACATTAGCAGCTGATTTATATAATATGTGATCGAAAGTTAATGTATCAGGAACTAAAGCCATCTGATTTTCCTATGAAGAATTTTGAGCAAAGTTTTCACTACTAACTACTATAAAATCACTATAATCGTTATAAGGAATATTGGTATTAACAGTTACATTTTTAACTAACTTAAATTGTTCAACAGTACCTATGTAAGTTTTTATTTTTATAACAGTTTCGAACTGAAATATACTATCAATATCATCTAGTTGTATTTCAGGGAATTGTATGGCATCATCAGTTAAAACGTGAATATTTATCCGAGTATTACCCTGCATTAATACAAAGTTAAAAGTTTCATCTAAATATATAAGTTTTTTACAAAAATCTATACCGTCTGCATAATCTTGACAGATAAATTTAGTAGTAATATTAGCTTCTATTGGCTTAAGTTGGTACTTTAATACCGTACCATTATCTAAATTCTTCGCTCCATTAACTGTTAAACGTTTCATATTACGACCAGGGTAACTCTCACGATCTTTTTGTATAGATTCCAACATAGTAGCCATATAAGGAAACTTAACTTGTCCGCCTAGTCTACGTGCAATTTCACGCATCTGTTGAGGACCCTGAGTATTAACTACTTCTATCCTTTCGGAGTTAGGTTTACTAAAGGTAACTTTCAACATATTCATAAAATATTCTAAAGAAGCTTCAAATATTTTTGATTCTACCTGCATATTAATAACCCAATTTTTATTAAGAAAAAGGGAGACTACTGAGCAAATCAGTAGTCTCCCTTTTACCAACTAGTAGTAAGACCAAGAAATAATTAACCACGTTTATTTAATAGTCTACTGGCTTTATTTCGACTAATAGTATCACCATATAGAGACATATTATTTGCTAGAATAATATTGGCTTTAACTTCATCCTCATCTTCGAAATCATCATCACTATTTAAATTATCTTCTTCGTCATCGAAGTCCATATTATCATCACGCGGTTCTTCGTCTTCATTCTCATCTTGTAACTCGTTATCATCATCCTGACTAGTAACGACGCCAAGATCACTAGATTTAACTTCGATAGTTACACTAGGATCATCGTCGTCTTCGTCTTCGTCTTCGTCTTCGTCATCAAGGTAATCTGTATTTATTTCATCCGTCTGGGAATGATCTACCGGAACATTAGTGCTTTGATAATCGAGGTCAGCTTCATCAACCATATCGTCAATATCTAAATCAACTAGACTCATATTACCATTAAATGGATTTAGTTGAGCTAAACTATCAGCATCCTTATTAAATGATGCCTCTTCAACTTCATTATTCATCGATTCCATAGCTTGCACGAGTTCTTCGATACCTTCGGCTTCAAAAGCTGCGGATACATATTTAAGTGAAGTCTCTAATTCACCCTCTTGAAAATGTGCAAAGGCTAAACAAAGAATATCAGCAGCAGGATTATGTTGTGGTAACGTAGTTGGTGCTGTAGCTGCCGTAACTGTAGATTTACCACCATTAGCCTTACTGAGAACCATATTCAGAATATCATCTAATACTTCGTTACTAGAGATAACAATATGATTTTCTTTAAGCATACTAGCGATTTGCTTACTGCACCTTTGCAGTATTTCTAAATTCTTAGCGTTAAGCGATTTCATAATACTTTTCCCTTCAGCATAGAAGGCTTCCCTTTGATTAAATTACTATTAAGAAATATAATCTAACACATCTGTTTTAGATAACGTATACCAGTATTTTGGTAGTGTTATCCGTACACCTTTACTATCGAATAAGTACATCCTAAATTTGTAACCCTTTCTTAGTACTGCTTTTGCTTTGGCGCTATTTCTATCAAATAAATCGATACCATCTTTATCATTAAAATATGAATTTTCTAAACCCATAGTTGATAAACTCTTAACCTCAATTACTAGATTATTAGATTTAACATAAAGATCTGGAATATAATTTCGGCGTATCCTATTTATTGTGTATTTAAAATGAGGAAACTCTTTTGACTTAGAATCAAGAATATCTTTATAACTGTAAAGCTTTAATAATCGTTCTAAAGCGAAAGGTTCATATCCACGTAAAGTAAAAATTTTATTATTTACTTCTACTTCTTTATTACTTAATATAGGATAACATGTATAACATCTAATACGATTCATTAATACATCATAAGGCTTAGCTTTAAATTTATTACCACAATTATGTTTAAACTCTGTTATTTTAGACTTACCCTCAAAATCTCCGATAATTCGGTAATCTCTTCCATTTTCAACACTATTTAATTCTTTCATAAATTGACGTTTAGTCACTCTATTAATTAAACTACCGTCTTTACCCGAGCAATGGATACAACCTTTTAAATCACCTAGAACAGCTGCTGCACGGGATTTAAAAGCATTATCACATATATTGTGTATATATTCATTATTTGGATCATGCATACTAAAATATTTAGTACAAGTATAATCGTTACCTTTTTTAGCTTGTAAATCTATATTATGTTCTTCTAGAGTAAGTCCTTTACTTCTTACAATGTGTAAACAAGGACACTTAGATAAACCTCTAGATAAACAAGCAGCAGTAGATTTAAATTTTAATCCACAAGAATGCTTAAAGGTATAAGTTTTAGTTCCACCCTCATATTTCTTAGTTAAAAGTTTATATTCATTTTCACCGTACTTTTCGTTTAATATTACTTGCATTTTCTTACGATAGGTTTTATAACGTCCAGCTTGGCCTTTATTTGAAGCAGCAGATCTAATTTTAAACCCTTCAGGTGTATTCGGAATATTTATTTTATGTTGGCAAACACACTTAGATCTGCCATGTTGTAGGCTCATAGCCGTAGATTCAAAAATTAGCCCACATTTATGCTTATATTTATATGTGTCTAATTGTTTACGATAAATCTTAGATAAGAATTTATATTCACCCTTACCATGTGTTTCGTTAAATTTTCTAATATGTTCGTTCTTTAAACTATCATAATATTGTTCTGAACGTTCCAATTTAAACTCTCCTAACTTAAGCCGACATTTATAACTCAAGATCTCTGTTCATTTACAGTTTTAATAGAGATCTTGAGTTATATAATATAATGTCGCTTAAATTAGTAATTTGACCCTTTTATAACTAATGCCATGTATTAAACAGCATTTTGGTCTAATTTAAACTCGACTTCCGTGGACGGCTGACCGTTGGTTAGTTATAGTCATACTCAGTAATTCAAAGAAGTTCCAACCACGAGCGGGCGAACCTTCCATGTATGAATTAACTTCCTGTGACTGCACGGGACCACGATCCGTAAAGGCACCGAGCATTTCTGGATTAGAAAGTACCCAGATATCACCGGCATTAAGAACCTTAAGAGTTGGGGCACGGTACGAATCCGTGATAACCTGCATACCCATTAAGGTACCAATCATACCAGTCTGAACGATTTCAAACTGTGACACCGGATCAAAATAGCCGCCAAAAGTATTTGCGCCCTGACCAACGATATCATTAAGCACATCAGATGCAATTAACAGAGTAGATGCTGGCAGATTCCACTGTAGAATCTGTGTGCGCATCTGTGATAAGGTAGCAGGAGATAAACCACCCGCTAAAAGCTGATTACTATTAGCGATACCAATAGTATCATTTAGCAGAGAGATAAACTTACGATCTTCCTGCACCATAATACCTTCCTGGGTCTCGAAGAACTTATCTTCAAGAATATCCCCAGACCCCTGCACAATTTCACGTTCTTCCACGCGAATATTATGCTTAATATAAAATTCTGGAGGCGTAATATACTTATCACGTAAGTATACCGGCCGATTATCTAACCCCGAAGAAGCGATTAAGGCGATAATATTCTTCTGCTTAACGCGGATACGTGGAATAGTTCCGTTGGCTACGTCAACCTTAAGTAAGAGACGACGCATAAAGCCTTCACGGTCAGCGGCTTCCGAAAGATCGGCACTAACTGCGGCACCCATATTTGCCCACGGACGGGAATTATTCTGGGTATAAAATGCTGCTGATAATTTTTGATTACGAGTTTGAACGTCAGCCGCAGTAACTTGATTATTCTTATTATAGGGCGACATATCAATAGAACCAGCGGTGACCATTTCCGCCAGATCTTTAATGCGGGTTAGAAGTTCCTTATTAGAACCCGCATTAATATGATTGTCTCGACCGACGATACGTTCATTACTACCATTAAAACGTGCATGTAAAGCTGGGACAGCAGGGCGACGAGCAACAGTTGCTTTCATAACCTATATTCCTTTGGAATAATTTTATAAAAATATAATTAGGCGCTAAGGGCGATACCGAGGTAAGGATCATCAATTTGTGGCACTTTAATTACATAAATGCCCGCATTGGTTAATGAAAAGCCTGACCCACCACGAGTTAAACGACCACCAGCACCAGTAGCTAGATTAGCGATAGCAGGGGCTGTCCAATCTACGGTAGGATCAAATTGATCGGTATAAACTAAACCGCCCTGAATAACACCAACTGAACCAGCTAATTGCACAGGAGTGCGAGCACCTATAACACCATCACCTGCAATAAATTCAGCTTCTGCCACACTGAGATTAAAGCGGAAAACCACGGTCATGGCTAAACCGGCATCAGCCGCGTTAAAGGTAAGCACATTACCCGCAACTGCTAACGCAACGTGACCAGTAGCTGGCGTAGTACCACCGTTATCAATGGTCAGAAGTGTATTATTGCTATTACGCTTAACGCTGATATCCAGATTATAGGTAACCGGAGTACGATCCAGCGTAACCGTATAAGGTGAAGTCAGCGGAACAGTAACCAGATTAACCCGAGGGAAAGTAGTCGGAGTCATCATCTGGCTATAAGCGATACCAGCGAAAATCTCGCCGCTAGAACCTGCCGAGGGTAGAACATGGTTAAACCCATCAGCTTCCGTCTGGGTGATCAGAACGGCGCCTTCAATAATAGTGGTCACACTACCACTGATTAAGAAATCGATAGATTTGGTTGGCTTCGTACGATTCTGGTTGATCATAATATATTTTCCTATATTGAGTTAAAAATTTAACGCCGACCACCAAGCTTTAGCTGATTACGCAGGGCAGTAACCTCATCGACATTAGGATTACGATAATCATAATCACTATTATCTGAAGATTCTACGCTGAAATCTTCATCATCACTAACTATCTGATTACCATGAACTAAACGTTCAACAAGCACATCACCTTCGCTACGCTTAATTGGCTGATAATTTGCATCTTCAACTGTATGAGCGAGTTCTTCACGGAAAGAAGGCGGCTTTTTAGCGATAATAGAAGCTCGTGTCATAATAGTACGAAGATACTCTTCGCCATGATGTTCGAAAACCTTATCGATAATACGTTCAGGATTACGAACATTATTAGCGGCTAATTCCTGGCAAAGATTTTCCCGCAGAGGGTTAGTTGTAGCCTTCCAGAAATTCTTATTAATACCAACAGCAGCAATATTAATGCTGTGCTGTAAACGCTTACGAATATTATTACCACGACGGTGGTAATTAGCCTTAATTTCCTTTACTTTCTTAGCAATAGCTTTATTGATAAGAGTAGCGGCGGTAAGTTTAATAACCAGCGGTTTTAAACCAAAATCTTTAGCTACACTTGCAGTAATACCCTTATCCCGAGTAGCTGCAAAGAAAGCATGCTTAAATTTAACTGGAAAAGCAGCTAATTGCTTAACCATATCTGATGCATGAATTGGATTCATAACTGCAACAGGATTATGATTATAGAAAAGATAATATACTGATTTATCACCACCAGCTTCGACAATATCAACACGCTTATTCTTCAAAGCAGATAATTCTTCTAATAGATTAGCCCGGTACACAGATGCCATTTCTGTATTACCATCAGGGGCTCGACGCATATTATTTGGCGACTGTACATTATTCGGTGCGCCATCATCATTCATTAATTCACTATCATCTTCGGAAACATCTTCTTCACCATCATCATCCATATCTTTTTCATCATCTTCATTTTCCGACATATTCATGTCGTCGTCATCGCTCATCATAGTTTCATCATTATCGCCATCACGGGCGCGCATATCGCCGTCATTCATTGTTGTATCGCCATCAGCTAACATATCTCGGGATTCTTGATCATCAACCCCGGATTCACTGTCAGCTTCTGACGCATCTTCGTCACCATTATCATCATCCATATCTTTTTCATCAGACATGTCGTCATCCATGTCCATATCGTCATCATCGGACATGTCATCATCCATGTCCATATCGTCATCATCACTCATCTTTGTTTCATTATCATCGCCACCTTCATAATCGTAACCGCCGCCGCGCGAAGGAGTAGTATTATCGTCCAAACCCTTCATTTCTGCGGCCTTTACACGACGCTTTTTAGCGGCAATTCTATTTTTCTTAACTGAAGCAGCCACCTTGGGTAGCCCGTGATTATCCATATCGTCTTTCTCTACCTGACGATAACCACCATCTGGAGCTTCGTAATCATCTTCAACACGCTCATCTTCATCTAATGGAACCCTATTATCATCCATGGCGTCGCCATTAAGCGCATCTAAATCATCTGAGTCAAGTTCAGATGTGTCCATAGTGGTAACGGGATTATCATCTTCGCCCATCTCACCTGGGAATTTCGTATTATGTTTTAAACTAACATCAGTCTCCATAGCTGCGGCTAATACAGTCTTATTAATATTAACTGACATAACCGCAGAAGAAACTGCGCAATGCACACGAGCATTTTCAATTCTAGAGAATGCTCGTGCTATTTCAGGAGTAGTGCGATATACAATATTAGTCTTCTTTGAATAAGCAAAAGGTACGAGCTTAGCAATATCAGAAGCGCTAATAACTACAGTAGCCCTAAGATCTTGCTTTAATGGAGAACCCGAAAGAATAGACATCGGGGCCTTCATATCATTCGTCACCAGGCGTACCTTAGCCTCCGTATCGCGAAAGCGACGTAGATTAGTCGCTCGGATCTCACCCTTCTTGTGGGCTACGATCAGCGGGAGTTTGGCAGTACTAAGGATCTTAGCCAGACGAGCGTTTTGCATAAAAATAATCCTTCATTAAATGGCTAAAGTAAACACATATTTGATCAACCTTCAATCAAACATATGCGATAAATTATTAATGTAGTAAAAATGCCAAAATAGCTCTAAAAATATAAATAGCCGCGAATATATTCCCGGCTATTTATATTTAATGTTTGCCATGATATATTAATTGATATATTTTAGCATTTTTGGAGTTATTTCTTTTACATTTTTATTAAGAATAGTAGCTAATATATCGTGTTGGTAGCGAGATAAGGGCATTTCTTTAGGAATAAATAGATTGGCTTCATTACTATACAGAGGATATATCTTAGCCTTAATCAATAATATCTTGGGCTGTTTAGAATTAGATTTTAAACTAGAGATAAGATTAAGTATAGCTGAGTTAATAAGATACCGATAAGATTCTTTAGCTTGTACTTCGAACCAATTCTCTTTCTGACACTTATTTATAAAAGTATGTATACTATCTTTTAAATTGGAAGTTAACTTAATATCATAAGGTAAGAATTTAGCTACTATTCTAGCTATTTCATCTTCTGCATAATATGACCAATCTATATTTGCAGTATGATAATATCTTTTAAAGTCTAGCTGAGTATCTATATCTAAAGTAGAAGCTTTTTCTATGCTATACTTGATACTATCTTTAGGAAATAACTCTGCTACTTGCGGGCAAACCTCACAAGAAGTATTAACTTTCTTAGCATCTTCACTATCTGGCGTATATCCCCAAGATAAACCTAATTTATTCGCTAATAAATTCATACATCTTTCGCAGCATGTAGCACAAAACGCAATAGCTTCAGATAATTTTAAGTTAGAATTATTAGCCAGACTAAGGGCTAAATCTCCATTAAACCCTCGCTGCCTACTACCAATAATATTATCACCATCATCTCCAGTTTTATCTCGTTTAAAAATATCATCTCTAATAATAGCATTCATGCGCATATGCGCATAAGGGTAGTCTTTTATATCTGGCATTTCTTCTGTAGGAGGCTTACCTTCATACATAAAAGAAATTTTATCACCTTTCTCATTCTCAAACCACATAACCGGTAGAGGCTTTAAAGTGATTTTAGTAGAAGAGTATATATGGTGAGGGAAAAATTTATTGTCTACGTAGTTACATAATCTACCTACAATACGTGGGATATTCATGACTCTAGTCTTTCAGAGATAGACTTAGTTATTTCTGCACAGCTAATCAGAGGATTACGGACGTAATCTACTAAATGATTTAAATAGTTATCTAAGTTTTGCTTTAATTTCTGTTTACCCCCGGATTCATCTAATTCATCTATACTAACCTTGAGTTTCTTAATGTCGTTAATAAGAGGGTTAATAGTTTGAGCTAAATACTTCATTTCGCTACGTATACGTTCCTCGTGTTCATCGATAGAATCTTCAATTTCTTTGGATAATTTTAAGAGTTTTTTAGCACTATCTCTTTCCTGCTTAGATACTAAATACTTTAATAAAGATTTAATTATATTGGTTAGATTAAATCCTTTCTTAAGTTTATCACCGAAAGCGGATTCTTCCTCGTGCATTTTTTTATATGCTGGAGAATTCATTATCATATCCATCGGTAACATACCCGTGGGCTTATTATCTAAATCTTCATCTATAGTATTATAGATATATAACTTTATCGGACTAGTTTGATTTTGATTAATTCGGTTATCTAATCCTATCTCGATATCATCCTTCTTCATATATATAGTTTTAGTGTGCGTACTAAAAGTAAGGTTAGATAACTTCCATCCATCTTCTTTTAACTTCATAACAAATTGGCTAAAATTCTCTTCAAAGATGAGAATCTTATCATCCTTAAGTTGGCAATTACCAGTAATAGTTTTAATATCTCGATATATTTTAATTAGATGACGAATGTTTTCTTCAGATTTATTATCATCACTATGTGTAGCTTTTTTATTTAGGAAGCGAGTAGTAGATACATGTGGTCCCTGTGCTGGCATAATTTAAGCCTTTAAATATTGATCATAGACTTTAATTGTGATTTTTAAACCTAAAGAACTAGAGATAATATACATATCATAACGACCATGTGAACGACAGAGTAACTCTATATTAGTCAGAAGTTCACGAAATTTATCATAATGTAAAATATTAGCTATAATAATAGAATAAACTGAGTCGTTAAAGGTGCACGGTTTTACAATTTTAATATTAGCAGTTTCACAATATTTATCGATTTCGTCGCAGTATTGATCGATAGGAATAGTATAAGATAATATAAGTTCGTTTATAGTTTTCATTTTATACTCTCATATAATTATCTAAATATTCTATTACTTGACGTGAAGGTACACCAGTTGGAATAGTAATATTAGCGGACTGCGGTTTAGCTTCTACCGCAGAAATAGGATGAACATGTTTATTAGTACCTTCATGATGTAAAATTACAGCATAAGCCCCCTTTTCTCCGAAAACTCGTTGTAAACGATGCGAGACACGCTTGATATCTAAGAGATATTTAGTGTTAGACGTTACTCGCTTAATAGCTGCTTCAGGGAAGGTCTCTAATATAGCGGCTATATACCAGGGAGATATTAAAATAGGAGCTTTTAGATTATCGTAGGTTAAGATAGAAGGTAATAATGTAAACGGCTGCTGAAATTCATTCTTAAACGGGTGGGCTTTGTATACCTCGAAAGCGAAGTAATTTGCTATGCCTTCGGATAAATACCAGGTCTCGTAGGCTCGGGCATTAATATATAGTCTACCCGATGTAATAAAATTAATAAAACCTTTATAAAGATCTCTTGGGGTTTCAATAAGAGTTTTTTCTTCTTTATAAAAATCTGGTTCTTCTTTGAGTAGATGGGGCGGTAGACGCTCATCATCGGTAAAATTAATATCTTTACCTGGATTTAAATAAGATTGGTGATCAAGTTCTTCATGGATTTTCGGCCAATCCGCCGTACCCACTTTAGTTAGAATAAAGCGAATATTCATAGCTACGTAATCATCTAATACTATTTGAAAAAGATCACTAAGATTTAAGATAGTAGGTTGTTCATTACCAGTACGTTTTTTGTAAGCTTCCACTATATCGATAATTTCTACATAAGAGAACTTATTATCTAAAGTATATTTATCTTCTTTATCAATAGCTAAAGAATTAATAAGTTTAGTTTTATTATCTAATATTTGTTTAGATACGGGTACACGACGTTTGTTACGTAATATAGCATTTTTAAATAAGAATTGAATCGGATGATTTTTACCTTGAAAACTTTCTCGCCAAATTGCGATTACTTCGTTAATTTCGTGAGGAGATAAACTCTGAACAATGACTTGTTTTTCAGCATCATTAAGTGATAAACCATCTAAGATAGATTCATGACCCTTAGGCGGATGTTTTAATAATAACATCAAATATTTAGCGATATCCATATCATCTGAACCGGGGTTCTTTTGTTTAAATCGGTTTATTATCACCCGAAGTTCTTCTTCGGTGTAGATAGTTTTTAACTGAGTTTTAATATTCTTCTTAGTTTTAGGATCCCATCTTAGAGGTAGATTATCAATTATACTAGTATAGGCAATAATTTTATGTGGTTTGGGCTTTTCTATCTGTTGTTCGGTTGCAGTTACTATAAATTTAACTGCTTTGATATTAGTAGTGGGGTTAATATGTACAAAAGCTTTACCGTAGTGAAAACGGTAAAGGTAGGTATATTTATTACGAACAGGGTGATTTTTTAATATTTGATTAGTAAAATTTCTAACATGAAGTAACTTGTATTCTTCTACTTTTAACGGACCAAATTCTAATATATCAGCTACATCTGAGATGTATTGAATTAATTCTTCTATCAGCTTTTCATCGATAGTAATAGCGTTAGCTTGTTCTTCGTAGAAAGCAGCGAGATTAATCATGATTGGTGCCGTAATAAATATTGCCACTGTTCTTTGGTAAAGTTATGTGACTGAAGTGCATCAGCTAAATGCTTAACTAGAATTTGTGGAGTATTATCTACTGCTGCTATATTAAAGTAGCTAGTGATATGTTGCAATTGCTTAGGTTGTTTATGATCAAGATACTCATCGTTAGGAACTTCTTCGTATTCAGTATCGATTATATTAGGCTTGGATTTAGTATACTTAGGTGCAGATTCTTCAGTTTCTGCTTCTTTTTTAGGCTGCCTAACTGGACCCAAAAATTTAGGTTCCGGTCCTTTAAACTTACTAGATAAAAATACCACTCCAGCTAAAGCAGCTAGAGGTATATTAGCTGCCACGAAAGAGCCAATAGCAAAAACGGCCGCACCCTTAATAGCTAGTTTACCAATTTTTTCGCTATCTAAACCTTTAACCCACTTTTGATATTTATTAAAGAATGTTTTAACTGGTTTAAAATCTACTTTAGATATCTTTTCTTTATTACTTAATTTTTTAGTGAAACTATCTAACTTAAGCTTATCAGTCTTAGGCAGTTTACTATAATAATCCTCGATTAATTTCCCTTGGTTAGTAACACTATTAGCGGCTTGTTTACGCTGTTTGGAGTGAGGCTGTGTAGCCTTCTGTACTTTTTTATCGTCTAAAATATGTGTAGAAAAAGCATCAGCGTCACCTTGTTCTGGTGACGCTTGTTTAGCGAATTTGGAGTTAGGATGCCTAGTGATATACAAATCCTGTTGATCTTTATTCATATCGTAGAACCAAGAATTTTTATCTTCAGTAGCAAATATTAACATATTACGCAGCTTTCATAAGATCCTCTGGATTAATTTTAACAGTTAAAATTGCTTTAGCCGTGGCTTTTAGAATTGTATCGACGGTTGCTTCAGAATTATCGTTATCCGCTGATATATAGTAAGCATGTACATGACTTAAAGGTTGATGTTTTAATACACTTTTTAGTTGATCTGTATCAATTTTATCCGTACCTCTTATACGCATAATCCAATTCTTAATACCTTTATATGCACTATATATTTCCATACCTAAAGATAAACCAGCTAAAGCTGCTGTACCAAAAATTACGGCCGGTGGGAAAGAAACAACACCTGCCGCGAGACCAACAAGAGGACCACTAAATTGAGTTGCTAAACCTTTAGCAGCCCAAGGTATTAAAGCGAATGCTAATAATCCTCCTTGTAAACTACTATTTCGTTCATACTTATACATGTTTTTATAGGAAGCGGGATCGATCTCCTGTGTATATCTTTGAGTGAAACTAGATAAATCCTTAATATCATTCTTATCTAGTTTCTCATTCTTACGTAACTTATTAGCTATAGCATCCATAAGTAATTTCTCTCCTGGTAGGAGAGATTTATAAACTTTCTGTACGGGTTTTCTATATTTGAGAATTGTCTTAGCTAAAGCTTGTCTTTCAGGAGAGTTAGATTGCATAGCCTTTTTAGTTCGGGGATCATCGATAATTTTTTGTAAAGCTTTTTTATCTGGCATTTCTCTAGCTTCCTATATTATTTAAGAATAAGTTGTAGTACCATGGGTAAGCCGCCTAAACAAAAATTCCAAAGACCGTGAACTGCTAGTCCTGTTTTGTAACCTGCATTCTTAATATCACTTTTCTTACCCGTAAAATCTACATTTTCTTTTTGTAAATAATGTGTATAAAAATGAAGAACTGCTGCTAATATTCTATAAGCTACAATAGTTAGGACGGCAACGCCGGCATGTGCAAAAGTAATTACGTATTTAGCAAATTCGGCGTAAGTAAATAATGTTACATAAGTATTTCCAAATCCATGTTCATTTGCGTATTTTTTGGCAGTTTCTTCAAATATAGGCGCCCCTAGAACTAAGTAAATGATGTTAACTATTGTAAATATAAAGCCTCCAGCTATAGATATACCGACAGCGGATAAACCGGTTACTATAATTGAGAATAATATCATTTGAAATAATAACGAGGCTATAAGCATGACTAGTAATAATAGTATAGTTTTAGGTAACTCTTTAACTGATACTTTAGTGTGAATTTCTTTGATATGTTGAGCGAATTTCTGTGGATCAAAGCCGGCACGATAGGTTTTACCATACTTATAGCATAAGCTTTGAAGTAAAGTTATATTAACGCCGTTAGATTTTAATGTAGTTTTAGCTTTATTTATAGACTTAGTTCCAGACTGTGATATCTTATTGAGACTAGATTTGTCGAACTTAGGTAAAGCTTTAGCACCTTCGTAATAAGACCTGATATTATGTAGAGGTATTACTGAAGATAATATTTCATTTAAATCTATATTAATGTCTAGCTTGCCAACACTAGACATTATTTTAAAATATTCTTTTTCAGAGGGAAAATACATCTCTATTCCTCTTTTTCTTTAGCTTCACTTTTAATAGGAGTTAACATCTGTGCCCACATCTCTGGGGAGAGATTAGTAGTCTGCACCGCCTTAGACATGTGATCTAGAATAGTTTGAATAGGATCATCGGGAGTATTGTCTTCTGCTTTAGTGTAGAAGTAAGCTGTAATAGTACTGAATTCATTCTTGTGTTTAAGTAATTCTTGGGTTTCTCTGTCGTTAATTTTAGTTTTGCCTCGTAAATTTCTAAAATTTCCTCTAATACCCTTAAATGCATTATACCCATATATACCTGCGCCAACTGCTAACAGCCCAATACCAAGAGGAGCGGCAATAGCGGCAGCTGTACCTGCTGCCCCAATTCCTAATGTTCCTGCCAAACCACCAGTATATAATGTTAACGCTCCGCCCACGTTCATAGCAGCAACACCAATACCCGCACCAACTGCATTGGCTGCCGCCTTACCTAATCCGTATTTATTTTTCTTAGTATATTCATTTGTTAAATTTACTATACCTTGCATATCTTTTTCATCTAATTTCTTACCAGCTTTTAGTTTAGCAGAAGTAGCCCTAAGTGCATCTCTAGTTTCTAAATCTAATCCTTTATAGGTCTTATCCATTAATTTTTTATATTTCTTTAAATTACCAGCTAATTCCTGTCGTTCTGGAGAATTTGGTTTAAGCGCCTTCTGAACCCTAGGATTCTTTTTGATAATATCTAGAGTCTTCTTAGGATCGTGTGGAGCTGGTTTATTAGTTCCACCCCTACTACCAGATTTCAAAGCTTTCGGATTATTCTTAACTGTATGAGCAATCTTGGAGTTAGGGTGATCTTTTAAGTAGCCTTGTTGACCTTCTTTATTCATATCAGAAAACCACTGAGGGATAGCTTCAGCTTTGACTACGTGGCCTAGGTACATTTTATATTCCTTTAGGAGAGAATTAGATACTATTGAATAGTATCTAATAAATTAGATAACTTTAAACGAAAAAATAGCCCTAAGGTGATACCTTAGGGCTATTCCATATAGAATTGGCTAGTTTTGGTGTATTATTTAAGGTAATTTCATCTTACGCCTGATGACAATTTCATCTATATCTTCAATATTATCTATAGCCTTAACTTCAATACCTCTTTGTGTAACACAATTATGCGCATTTAATATACCATTTTTAAATAAATTATAAACTTGCTCCAATTCTACATTAGTAGAATACCAATCATCAGAACCAACTGTAATATGTAAAATTTTCTTAGGTTCGTTCATTTGTGTTACTCCTTTAGTTCAATAAAGCAGATAACTTATCATATTTACGAGTAGGTGTCTTTAATCCAGCTAGTGTGGTATATACGCGAACTTTACTCAACTTAGTCGGCTTACATTTGTATAAACCACGATGAATAGTGGCCTTAGGACATAGGAGATTAATCGAATCAAATCCAGCTTCAATAAAAGCTTGAAGATTTACATCAGTATTAATCAACTCCTCGTCAACCATTACTACTACACCGCCGTGAGTAGCCGTAGTTAGGTCGAAATCAGAGGATAATAATGCACCCATCAAATTATCTCGAAATGCTTTAACTACTAGATCTTTATCTAACCAATTATCTACCCGAGTTACCCCGGAAATCATATGACCGCCACATTGTAGGATGGTTTCATAATCTGTGGCGTCGAAGGTGATGTATTCACTAGCTTGGTTAGAAATAGTATTAAAACTATCAATAAGCTGGACAATAAGATTATTAATAGTTGTGTGGTACTTCGCAATAGGAATTTTAGTCTGATAGAGAAGCTTAAGCTTCTCGTTATCCACCATAATCAAAGGGCTGATTTCTTGATTATCTGCTAACCTAGATAATTCTTCGGCGGTTTCTAGAGTATTACTTAATACTTGCGGGTTAAGTTCACCATTAGTTGGGATAGTAATAACCGCCCCAACTCGCTTATCTGCATCGGCGTGTCCGATATAACGCATATACTTCTTAGCTAATTCTAAAGCAGAAACCACGGAACCGCAGCCAGTACCTCCGCCTAACGCAGCACATACTAGAATATGATCAACTTTACCGTACACTTTAGTCATCAAGTTAGTAATAGTTGATTCACATTGATTAAAGGCTTCCCTAGCAATAGCCATATTCTTACCAGCACCGCCTGGTCGACCAGTAATACCAATAATACATTTATAGACAATATTATTAATATCTTGTGCGGTAGTATTAACATAAATAGTTTTATTATACCCAATGTCTTGGAAAGCTTCTGCTATACGTCCGCCGGCTTGACCTAAGCCTAGAATAGCAATCTTCTGTGAACCCTTGCTATTATCTGGTACTACGTCGATAGGGTCAGCAGAGATATAGGTTTCAATATCTAACTCGGGGAAATCAATCGTAGACATCTTAATTATTTCCTCTTTGAACTTAATTAAACTGCAACACTGTCAGTACCATTATCGTGCATTTCTTGAGTAATCTTCTCTTCTTCTGAAAGAAGATTACTCATATTACTAGGATAATACATATCATCATCAGGATCACTAAAACATGCGCCAATGTTATTTTTTAGCTTTAATTGTTCTAAAAGTTCTTTACGTCCCTTATCATCTGAACTAGAATACTTCTCTTTTAGATACTTATTAAATTCTTCTCTCTCAGTAGGAGCCCGAGATTCCTCGGCATTATCACTGACCTTATCTTCTTCTGAAACAGAATTACCTTTATTCTTATGGTAGTTCAGGATAGCATCATAACTAGGAATTAGCTGGTTATTAACCTCACCGCCGATCCCACTACAACTACCCTCGCCGACCTTACCTTCAACTTGTTTGATTATATCAATAGGTTCTTTTACTGGATTTAAATCTGTCTGGGGCTCACCGTAATAAGGTTGGTGGCTAGTTTTATCTAAATTTGAAGAAGTGTAGTGCCTATATGTACTAGTATTACCTACTAACCTATTAAGCGCAGCTTCACTAAGCGTATCAGGTAAACATGCCTTAAGCATGTTTACGTCACCCTTGTCGCCAGGACAAATAGTCAAAATAGCCTTCTTGAAGACAATCTGCGTTTTACCACGACCATTAAGAATGATGGAATCGTCATCGTAACCAATAATATGTCCAACTAAACGTACATTATTTACGAGATGAATATTCATCTCGATTAAATTACCACGATCGTGACATTCGCTGACGATATATTCAAGAAACTTATTTTGAACAATATTAACTGACATAACTATTTACCTTCAATTTATTTAAAAACTAGAGTACCATTAGTGGTATTCTGTGTTCTATTTACAGGGCCTATTTGTTCTTACCTAGACCCTGCATACGAGATTCTTTACGTTTACGTAAACTTTCCATTTGTGTTTTATAATCTTCCGTCTGTCTCTGGTGTTCAGTTTTAAGTTTATGCATTTGTTCTTCTATATCTTCTAGAACCGAATCTCTTTGCGAGTAGAGATAAAATTTATTCATGTATTTAGTCCTTGCTTATATTTCTTCCTGAAATATTCGTATACATCTATATAATATTGCTCTCTCGTAGTATTGGATAGGTTATCTAATATATCTTTAGCATTACCGCCATTTCTTAATTCATATTTTATTAAATTTTTAAAATCGTTTAATGACTGTAGATATTTTTCTGGATTTTTTATAATGATATTCTTTAAATCTCCAATAAAACTATTCAAGTATGCTTCTCGTTCTATTCTTTGTTTAAAGTAATCATTATCAGCATTCTTAAAGGGAGATTCAAAATATAAACGTTTATGTATCTGAAGGTAGTGCGTTAACTCATGAATAAATATATCTTTATACAAATCATAAGTAAAGAAAGATATAATTTCTTGCTTATTCAACCGTGGAACTAAGAAATGGAGATCATTTTTAAATTTGGAAGTATAAATTCTAAATGTATATAACAGCTTTATACTACCTTTCTGATCCGTAAAACCAGAGGCGTGCTTATTTTCGTTAAAATATGAACTAGTTTTATAGGTAGAGAAAGATATAGTCGTATTCTTATATAGTTCATTAAATCGTTCAGAATTTAATAAATAAATAGTTGTAGAATCTAGATGTTTACTCAAAGCTGTGTTACTTTGTTTTATTAACTTTCCCTTAAGCACTTCTTGTTTAATTATTTTATATATAGCTTCAGCCTTATCGTGGTAAGAAATATCTATCCTAGCTAAGATTACCTCTTTAGTTAGTTGCATTATAATAACCTTATGTCAAAATTTATATATCTTTTTATAACCCAATTATAGTGCGGACTATTGCTTGAAAAATTCTATCTTTAGCTATTTATAGTACAGTTATTATTCCTTTTATACTAGAAGGTCATCTTATATGGTGTTCGAGCAGAAGAATAAGCCTCAGAAGCTACTACACTAACTTCAAACATTAAGGAATCTATGGCATTTAAGAAAGCTAAATTATTCCCCACAACTTGGAAAGAAGGTTTACCTAACTTAGTATAATTCTCAGCTTGTCCTGAACTAAAAAGGTTACCAGTAATAGAACAACGGTAATCGGCACATAGACTACCTAAGGAAAAACCGGTATCTTTTTCATTAAGAACACGATCGGCTAAAACTTTATCGCGATTACGGTCAACCGCACAGAGACAGATAACTTTCCACAAATTACCTTTAAATCCTGTCATTCTTTTGTAACTAGAGCTTAAAATTATGCCTTTAGCTATGCTAGGGTCCTTATTGGCATGTTCGAGGTGAATCGGACGATATCTAAACGTATCATAACATAGTGATCCAGCATCCACAACGAACGAACTAAGCTCAGCATGAGAAAAAGCAATACCATTTTTATTGGGTAGATCTGAAGGTAAAACTACTACGCAACAGAGAATATAATCTTTAATATTAGGTGAAATATTGTATTTCTCCGCAGCGAAGGGGAGAATCTTAGGTGCAGTTACAATAGTTTCTTTAATATCTTTAGTCATATCCGTAGCGGCAGCTTGAATCTTAAATAACTCCAGCTTATCCGAACGTTTTTCATCTAGTAAATCAAAGGCTTCTACATGTTTTAGTGAGCCGAGACAATCAGAATAGATATGAAAAGGACGGTTATTCATTTATTTGGTATCCTTATTAATTTTATTATCTGGCACTAAGAATTTAAGCTCATCTTTATGGGTATTATTAGCTGAATATTTACGTTGATCATTAAGTTTAGCGATAGCTGCGATTAAGTTAATATCTGACATTTGTAACTCCTAATTATATTACTGCTAAGATATTATTAGATGGCGATATAGGCTCTAGATAAACTCCCATAGAAGAAGAGAATATCCGCCGATATATACTTAATATGATATAACTTAAAACACCAACAAATCCTGCGGTTACTACAGCTAATAATACATAACCGCCTACAAGCATTAAAGTAGACATAATTAAACCAACAGTGAATAACTCATATAATCCAATTACGGCAACTAAGAAAGCGGCGATACTTACACTAACGGCGGCGATACTCTTAAATACGTACTTAGACTCGTACCAAAACGTCGTCAAAAAATGTGTTAATAACACTAGAGTTACATACGCTGCAATGCCCGCGGCGATAACAATAGCGATTAAGCCTAAGTACCAGATATTAACCCACAAGAAACTCATTACTGCTGGAATTAATATAGAAAATATAATCTTAACTAATTCCCCGATAGATGCACCTAAGAGAAAACCAAGGGCACCGCCGCCAACAGCAGTTAGTAAGAAAGTTAATAACTTCTTCCACCTGCTATCTGGTTCATAGAAAGCTATATTTTCCTGTGTATTTCCGTTAATTAAAACGTCACCATTTTTAGTTAGGTAATCCCGTAATTCTTCTGGACTATCGAAGTTACTCAGAGTTAGCCGCTGAAATTCTTTAACTTGTTTAGGATATTGTGTAGTTAACTTACTATATAACCTACGGTACTTAGGGGTTAATTTTAACCGAGTAACTTTGCCTTTCTTCTGCACTTGGTTGAGATCGAAGGCAATCTTTTCTTCTCTAGCCGCTTTATCTTCGATACTATTGTATTCCGCGATTATTTCTTTCTTAACTTTACCTAATTCCTTAGGCCCTAACTTCTCGGCTAATATAGCTAACATAGCTACTTGAGAGTAACCATATTTGCGGCCGATAACGTTAGCTCGACGTAAGTTACTCTCAACTTCCTGCTGAGATTTACCGTTAAATCGTGCTTTGATATCAGATTGTAAGCTCTTAAAAGTATTGTTACCTAGTTTAGCTTTAATAGTATCCTCTATAACTGGGGCTTCACCAGCTGTAATTTCAATATATGGTCGACGTTTTAGGCTAGATGCGACGACTAAGTTATTCATTGTTACCTCTTATTTAAATATGGGAATAATATTATTTCGTTTACATAATATAGTGTATATATTCTTCAAGGTCTTTACTATATCGTTACCTAACATATAGACGTCTTCTTTAGATAACTCCGATTTAATAAGTTTACTTGCTTTAATTAAATCTATTATTAGATTGTAAACACTTATAGCTTAATCTAAGTAAGAAACATCTACGGTAGCTAATACTTTGGTAAAAGTTAGTTGCCTATTTACCTCTATTTCTTACCTATAGATAACTTAGTAGTGCTAGTTCTCGGTCCCTCCTTAGTTATATTGTATTTCTTCCTGAAATACCTATACAAATCATCTATATAGGTTTGTTTATCTTTTTCGGACAGATTAATATAGGTAGCGACATAAGAACCTTTAAGAGAAGATTTAGTTTTATTTTTTACTAAATCTAGTATTTTATGTAAAACAGCTACTTCAAAATCATTTATATTACTTAGACTAGACTTATCTTTTTGGAATATATATTTATCTAGAATAACGATTAAGCTATTAAGAAAAGCCTCACGTTCTTCCCTAGTTTTTATATAATCTCTTTTATATTCCTTAAAAGGTGATTCAAAATACACGAGTTTATTACGTTGTATATAGTGAGTTAACTCATGTATCATTATTTCCTTTAAAGCATCTAGTTCAAATAACTTAGTTATTTGGTTTTTATTGAATTCTTTTGCTTTAATTCTTAAAATTATATTAACTTCTTTTTCATACCGATAAATATGAAAGGTATAAAGTAATTTTAATGGTGCTACGTAATTTTTATACCCCTCTAGACCTCTGCCGTCTTTAAATTTAGGGTGATTACTATCCGCGAATAGAATATTTTTGATATCCTTATATTTTTCGTAAAATTCTTTATTGCTAAATCTGTATAAGATTTTAGTATCCCATTTAGTATTTAGTTCCGCATTTTGTACTTTTACTAAATCACCCTTCAGTATGCTGGATTTAATAGAATTGTAAATTATTTCGGCTTTATCGTGGTAAGAAATGTCTATCCTAGCTAAGATTACCTCTTTAGTTAGTTGCATTATATTTATTCCTATTAATAAATATCTTTATAGTCTTTATCAAAATTATTCTTTAATGTATTAATTACACGCTTATTCTCTGTAAGATTTTTAATAGCTAGTTCAAATTTATTATGATCTTTCTCTACAAAAGCTACAGTGGCTAAAATATATTTTTTAAATTGTATATTTAACTCTAACTTGTAAGCTATATTTAGAGCAGTAAGTGCATCTTTACTCATAAATAGCTGCACTTGCCCTAAATGAAACCATAATAAGCTTGGTAAGATTATAGGATTAAATGTAGATTTAGGTGTATTTGATTTCCAAGTATTATTGTATGAATATTTATTTAAGTAACTCATTATAGCTATTTCTTGATCTTTTAATTCTGAAATATAGCGCCAACCAAATTTTAGTTGGTCAAAAGACCAAGGATCTAATTCTAATATATTACTAAATTTATGATTAGACTTAGTCTTAAAATATCTTTCTATGTGGTTCATAAAGGTAAACCTCTATTTATTTGGTTTCCTTAAACCCTTAAGTTTGTTAAATTTGCTATTTTCCTTGACGATTTCCTGACGTTGCCGCTCGGCTAGGATATTAGCTACTAACTTGTGCATACGTTCGTTAGCTAGTTTTTCACCTTTACGTGAAAGTTCCTGCGGTGTACCCTTATTATTAGAACCTCTAATCTTGTAGCGGGGATCATCCGTTGTTCTATTACCTAAACCAACACGAGCTACGCTACTACCCACACTTTTACTCAGATCCGAAGCGAATTGCTGACCTTGTCCACCACCTTGTTCTTCTTCATCACCGCCACCACCAGTTTCTTGTTTAAACTTAGCAAATTCTTTACGGAGTTTCTTGTCGTTATCCATACCTTGAACAATAGCATCTAAATCTACACCCACGGATGCGGCGTACACCCGCAGAGGAACAGGTACACCTTTTTCTTCTAGAGTAGATAGTAAATCAACGTAATCCCGATCACCTTTAGGTTCGAGCTGTTTGTGCCAATGAACACTGGGTATCTGATATTCACTTAGTTGCGATCTAGCACTAGCTGAACTACAAACAGCGAAGTAACGGCCATCTTCAGTGCGGTGTACTCCCCTAGGACTACCTTTAGTCGTCATAGAACTTAAAGTTGGGTATTGTTCAGCGTCGTTAGGTACTTCCATCCGTGGATTTTTACGTTTAAAATCGTTAGTAATAGCGATATTTGCGAATATACGGTTAGTGAACATTTCTCTCGTTGTCTGTTCTCGATCACTTTTTATTTGATCCATGAACATACTTATGGATGCTTCGAGTGTTGAATACGTATTTTCTTGGGATAATAATCCCTCTGAAATTCCAAGCCCGCGCATTTTAGCGTTAGAAAAGGTATCGAAGACATCATTGAAGGACCAAAACTGTCCACCTTCTCGTATATCTTGATAATCAATACCATTTCTAGTTACGAGAAAAGCGCCGATAGGGTCCATATCAGCAGAATTGTGAACAACTATACCATTAGCGACAAAAGCCGACTCTGATTTTTTATCAATAGTTAAATCATATAAATGTTGCTTTTTAGCTAGTTTAGTAATAGAGGTAATAGATTCATACCTATATCCAACGCCTAGTAAATCTACAACTGTATTATAAAATTTCTTACTAATAATTTTTAAAGCATCTAATATATTTTTATATTCATCTCTATTATATGCTTCAGTACGAAGAGTATTATGACTTAAAGTTTTAGCTAAAAATACTCCATAATGTTTAATACTGATTTCTTTACCTTCATCATTTAAGAAAAAGTGTTTTCTATATTCTGAGCGGATGAATCTAGATTGAAATAACTTCCGAATAGGGGCTACGGGAATACCTTCACCCATATCGTTAGCCTGACCAGAACAATCTTTAATAATTCTATCTGGGTGCTTGAGATACTTTGATATTTTAGCATATAATTTAGCCGCATTATTTCGATTTATAGTTAACCTATTAAGATCATAGGATATATGAGAATGATAACCTAGATCTAATAACATTATCTGCATTTGTTTTAGTAATTTCTTACTAAAACTACGTATAATAAGAAGTATATTTTTACCCGAATTGGTATCATGTACTTCGAGACCGCCATCACCATCTAAATATGCTGCAATAAAGGCATATTTAGATTCATCATCAGCTTGAAGAATAGACCAAGGAATTTCTTTATAATTTGCTGGATATTTATCACCATTTAATCTAAGAGTTTCACTGGAGCTAACGCCTAGCTTCTGTAATATATGAGAGGCATATATGCTATGGGCACGTACTACACCAGATAGACTTCTAGTAGTACCCGTATGCACACCATTTATAACTATTTCTTGTCCTATTCTATCCATCCACTCAATTCTAGGATTAAGATAGAAGATTTCTTTAAAACAATCTATAGCTTCTTCGAGCAAAATTTCTGCACTATTAGTTATAGCTACATAATGCTTATGGACATGCCCCTCACTAACTAATAATCCTAATAAATAAGCTAATTTTGGGTACATTTCTTTAGGAATATCTATAGCTTTAGCTGTCATACCGCCACTTTGCGGGCGAGTAACTAATGTAGGTAGATTAATATCTACCTTTAATTGGGTATTATTTTCACTTTTAGATATGTTACTATCTAAACAAAGTTTGTCACCGATCTTTAAATCTTTAGTATATTTCCAGATTAATTTTAATTTGTCATTAAGTACCAGTATACGATGAGTATCTGTGGCTTTTAATGAGTATCCGTGCTCAGTCTTAATGTTATTAACATAATCGTAACCGCGATACCACCACTTATTAGCAGTAACTATTTTACCATCTTTGCCTTTTATCTTTAGATTTATTTTCTTACCTTCATCTTTTTGCATACCTTTACGCGAACAAATCTTATCTAAACGTGTAAGTTTATTTTCTATAGATATAAGTGTGTCACCCGTCAAACATTGTAGCATACTCAAAATAGAACTTAGTTCGTTGTTTGTAGGCTCCCATTCATCGTCGCCGACTCGCGCCCATCCGATAGCTCGTTGCCTTCTATATGCCTGTTGTATGCTTCCTCGTAATATAGCTTTTTCCATAATATGTATCGGTAAAATCCTACGGAAATAGGAAGTACCGAGATTATTTGTGGATAAAGTCTTCCGAGGTAAGTAGATGACGTTAGCTGAATCTAATAATACGCGTCCTTTGGAAATACCATCGATCATCCATTGGGGCATTTTATTCCGGATACGCTGGTACCTATGATCTTTAGTATTCCTCAGGTACCGCTGAGTATCCTTAGCAAAACGCAAATCAATAATGGGATCCATATCAAACAATGGAGCCGGGGTTATTTGCGTCATATCTATGTTAATCGGAGTTAATGAAGTATAATTATTAATCTCTCTATCGAAGTTAGTTACCCCGATAAATGTGCCTAAGACGAGTTGGTCGATCCTAACTGAAGGTAACAACGTCAAGATAGACATATTTTCAATAGCTTGCATGTAGACTTCGAGAACTTTAGGATCGTTGATACCAGATAGGCTAAAATCTGAGAAAGGGATAGTAGATTGAATATCGACGGCACCACCAGCAATAACGTCGTGCCAATAGATATCCCGGTATACTTTCCGAACAATTTGGTCACTTCTAAACGAGATTAGACCGTCTAGTAACTCTAGATCGGTGTTAGGAATAATAGCTGATGCACCTAAACCGTAATTACCTCCGATACCAAATCCACTAAGATTTCCTCCATCCGTCGCGGTTTCTGTAAAAGACCTACCGCCGACTTTAGAAGAAACTACACCAGTTCGACCAAATCCTTTAATCAAAATATGCATTCCTTATACAGAAATTAATTGAATAAATATTCATTAGTAAGAGAATTCTAGATATCTACTCTCTCCGTTTTTAACCGCTCCTAGTGAATAATCCTCAGATAACCCAACAGCAGATAAAAATAGAATATTGTAATTAACTTCTATACCCCGAAATGTAGTTTTACCACTAATATCGTTGTATATAAATTCCTTGGGATTCTGAACTTCTTTCCAGCCCTTACCCGCTACTATTAGTTTAGGCGTAATTATTTCAGCTAACATTTTATCGATATAATTTGAAGTTAATATTCTCTGCCAGATTTCATCAGTGTGAATAGGAATATTACAATACTTAGACTTAACTTTAGACATAAGATACCTCTTAACGTGTTGGAAATACTAAACGCTCTTTAGTATTAACTTGTACTGGAATAATACGCCCATCATCAGCTTTGATATTGCAGTTGATAACGTCGTTAGCTACAACTTCGTTAGAAGCTTTAACTGCTTGTTTACGAGGTTTAGCAAAGAGCGGGTCGAACATTATACACCTTTATTTCTAAAATAACGATTAAAAATTGTATAGAGACAATCCATCACCTGCGCTAGCGCAGTATCACCATTAGGTAACTTAGTTTGTTGTTTAGATAGAGGTAAGGCTGTGATCTTATCAGCCCTAACCTTCTCTTCTGAAGTAATGATAGTACAAATCTTAGTAATAAAATCCTTATCTATCTGATAGAGATTGGCAATAAGCTGAATATATTGCCGAATTAAATGATTCTGTACCCTAGTAGGAATCTCTTTGTTATGGAACACTTGGTTATTTAAACTCTCCGTAATACTAGAAAATAACCCAGAAATTAATCCACAATCCTCATAAGATAATAGAGAACGTGATAACTTCAGCGGCAAATCCTGCTGGAGTTCATACGGTTTACTAGCATTTTTAACTGGATCACCTGTTAATGGAAACATATTATTTTCCCTTTAGCACTGATTTAATAATATTGAAACTATTCATTAAAGCTGATTTAATCTGTGTAACCAGGTTAGAACGGTTACATTCCGGGTTGAATTGCATATGCTCGTTGACGTAGAGGGAAATAGTTTTGTTGAACTTAGCAATTTCTTTATCAACTAGATATAAGTAATTAGCTACCCCGTCTTTAAGATAAGAGCGCGTCATTACATCGACGTTAATTGCACTAATTAGTTTAGTTAGTGCTGGGGTACCAATACTCTGGTACACTTGTGGAATAAATTCATAATAAGCGTTAGAATCATTGATATAACGCTGAGAATCATGAGCGTTAGTTTCAAAATTGGTATCTAATAATGCATCTAAATGTGATTTACGACCAATGGGCATTGATATCTCCTATTTACATTTAAATTAGATGTTATTTACGTGCAAAAACACGGGAAGATGTTCCCATAGATTGTCCTGTACCTGATAAAGTACCCACTACCCCCATATTTGAAGATTGTCCTGGATTATAACTGCCGAAACCTGATAAACTACCCATAATAGCTAAACCGGGACTACCTTTATTAGCTGAGGTGCCCTCGAATAACTCTTGGTATTCTACATCAACGAGAAAAGAATGGGCTAAAACTGCGGCACGGAAGAGATCATCAGTAACATTTTTACCCTTAGTTACCGCTTTACCCGCTTGATCTTGTACGGTAAGACATTGGAAGATAAAATGCGATATCGGGTATTGTTTAAAGCCGTACGGGTAACCCTCGTCGCCAGATGTTAAAATTTTCTTAGGTTTTAACTCTGGACGAGGTAGCTCTAACTTACCGTTATAAATACCTTCACGGAAAGATACGAAATCTCTATACTTAACGCTATATACTTCGGTATCTATATCACAGTCTTGGGCTAAATCAGAGAGTAACTTTATGCTATTCCATCTATCACATACGCAAAATTTGACATTAAACTTCTTAATTAACGGCATTAATATATGCTCAGTTACTAGCGTAAAATTTATTGGTGCTTCTTTAGAAGGGATAATTTCCCCCATTACGTCAAATATAGGCTTAAATTTACCATCTACTTTTTCATTGTGAGAGATTGTAAAAGCGAAACTATTGTCAACTTCACCCGCGTCTATCGACATTAACTTAGGTACTTTATTATCTACGGCAACAATTTGGAATCCACCAACAGAGAATAATTTATCTGATTTACCTATCATCTGCTTCTGGTTAATCGTAACTCCATTAACTCGGTTGGGATTAACTACTAGTTTAAAGTTCTGTATGTCACTAATAAAAGGAGATGATGATAACGGCGGCACCGCCATAAAATCTCTTAAAAATGCTTCTTCACCTTGTAGAGGTACAATTTCTTCATATAGGTCTTCGTAGGTAAACTTCGGATTAACTTCTGGTGTAGATAGATGACTAGTAAAGATATTCCTAGAATGTTTAGATTTCTCAATCATAGGTATCATAAAAGCAAACTTAGACGAAGGTGAAGATATATTACACGCCATCGGAGGTACTATAGAATTATACCCATCATTTAGAAGATTTTTCCACCCTCTTACTATATCCATCATACTATTCCGTAAAGCCGCATAAATCTCCTCAACGTTATATTTTACTGAAGCAGACTTATTGGATGAAAATAACCAATCTGCCTCATCTATAGCAAAGAAGGGGCGGGCACGTCCGCGTAATATTCTTTTGTCTGGCCCAGATACAGCTACAATCATATTATGTGAGCGAAAAGACAAGAATGTATCATTGAATTTATATAATTCAACGGATTGTTTACGGCTGTACTCATCCAACATTTGGAAATAATTCTGAAACCAATCTGATGCACCTACGATTTGATAAAACGGATGATAAAGGTTCTCTAATGCTTGTTTAAAAGTTAGAGATACTAAAGAATAAGATAATAGGGAGGCATGCGTAGCTACGCCAAATACTTCTGAAGGATTTTGTAATTTTAGATGGCCATGAGCCATGTATGCTAGAATTTGCGCGATAGTTAAGCTCTTGCCGCTGCGCTGACCCCAGCACGCAATTAGTTGGCTATAAGGGTTAAGTATCTTTTGTTTAATTAATTCAGATTTGGTTACTTTAGTCTTCGGACATATACCTTGTTTTAATAAACATATGTGATCGCGATATTCATCTAAAGGGGTATCAGCCTGTAATTTAGTATTTAACCACTTAGTGTCAGACTTAAGGGGGTTCCACTCACCTAAAGCCTGAATAACCATATGCATCTGCATCGCGAAAGGTGGGTCGGTCAGAGCATATTTCTTCATAGTAGTAAAATTATAGAAATTATCTGCTTGTTTGAAATCTTTATCATCTATCTTAAGATTTGTAGCTATTGGAGCATGAGAATTAATAGCCCGTTGTATGGTCTTTCTTATATCACGGTTAGTATACGAGGTTATTTGATTTTTAGGAGTATTAGAATTATCTTCTACCTTGTCCATAAAATTTAATAAGGAATCAACTTCTGGCTTATTATAAATTGACTTGGTTTTCATAATTATACCTTAGTAATAGGCTCCCGGTTTAAATTTTATATATTTAATAGTTGCATAATTATTACCTATTTGTATATTTTAACTAAGTTTGAACTATCTATACGAGTTAAGGATTTATCCTCTTGCTTAACTAAATATTCTTGCTCTAAAGCGTAATCGCTTAAATTTTCATATTCCTCAGTAGTAAAATAATCTAATAGTAGAGTATCGATATCTAATAGGATCTCACTACTAGGAATCTTCTTTTTAATCACATAACCCACACTAGTTTTATCTAAACGTCGTTCAGCAAAGGTATAGGCTACGTCGATGTTAGTTGACCAAGATGACACTTTACGTGGTTTTAATGTAAAATATTGCTTATTTTCTAACCTAGCTAAAGAACTTTTAGGTAAAATTAAACCTCTATAGAGATAATTAGGCACTTGTTGGTAATCTTTAGATATATTAGACGTTAGTATATATTTATAGAATTTGATCCGGTAATTATTTATGTTATTAACATAATTCCAGGTTAAGAATAGTAACATCCAATCGTTATAATTCTTAGTTTTTATCGCTACGGAACTAGATAATAATTTTTGGTAATCTAGGGTAGTCAATGGTAAGGGTGTATGATGAGTTAATCTTAATAAGTAAATATACTTACCTTTAGTATAAGTATAAAATACTATACCTAAATGAAATTCATTAGTCGCAATGACACAAGGGTGGGTTACTTTATAAAGTAACCCACCCTTTACAGTTGCAACGATTTCGTTACTTTCATTAGTTATTTTTAACATCTCACGTCCTATATTATAAAGGAGAATAGAATGAGATACCTTCATTATTATAGTTTCCAGTAGCTAGTAAGTTAGCTAATTCTACTGGATCAGCTACATAGGAATGATCGCCATTTAGTTTACTAGACAACCGGTTTACGGCGATACCTGAAGAAGAGGCATTCCAACCAATACCTTCAGACTGCCATCCTGGAGTATTTAATACCGCTGCTTGTTCAGCAGCACTTGCAGTCCAAAAATGAAAACCGTTGATTGTATTAACTAGACGAAATACGGGAATAGTACCACCAGAACTAAAAGCAATACCTTTTAATTGCCAACCACTATTGCTATTAACTAAAGCCATAACCTCAGTCATATATTGGGTATAGAAATTAAATCCTTGTGGACCAACTAGATGATAAATGGGATTTTTTGGCCCGCCATTATCAAGTTGAATCCATCTAAGAATTTCGGCTACATTTGCATCACTTAGTAATGTACCAAAAGTAGTATGCGTTACTATACCTACGACTGGGCCGCCATTAGGAATGGCAATGGGTGAACCGCTTTCACCTTGAACTATAACAATACCATTAGCATCAAACTGTAGTGTATTATTAACTGGAGTAGCGCCACCAGTTTGATAAGTAGGTGTAGTGCCACTAGTACCAGGGAAACCTCCAGTTTCTACCTGGCCTCCGGTAAAATCCACTTGTAAAGCTGGACTTAACGTAACAGAATTTTGAGTTAACGTAATTAGAGCTAAATCTTGATTAGTATCTAATCGCCATAAAATAGGTGTAATAGGCGGTGCGGTTACACCATCACTCTGAGGAAAGTTAGGATTCATTGGCACTACTTGAATATCAGTAGTGGCATTAGCCTGAGCGAAGATATGAGCGGCAGTAATAACCCAACTACCATCTTTCGTCGTGATACGAATACCCGTACCATTATCACCCGTGGGTTGACTGTGAACTGCTACTTGAACAATATCCATTTCCGTCATGATTGTTTCCTTTGTTATATTAAGATCCTTTAGTCCCATCAAAGTCAGTTCGTATCGCCTCTAGTTTTTCATAAACTATTTCTAAAGGGTTTATTAGAATATATAATCGTAGAATGTAATGCTTCTGCTAAATAGGCGTTTTGTATATGGATACAATATCCAATCATATAATAATTTACACGATTTAAGACTAAATCTTACGCGTACGTATACTCCGTTATTATCAACTTCGTTTAATAAGATTTAACATAATTATTTCTTTACCTTAGTCAGATCTAAAGGCGAACCATTGTCACCAGTAATTGCAAATTTACAATGATCGAAGGGCCATATATGATAGGGATCTAACCAATCTAATATACGGCAACATACACACCCCCATATTCGTTTATTTTTGCCTGCTTTATAGTCTTCTCGGGATAGGGATGCTCGCTGTGAAATCGTCATAGTTGGTAAACCATCACCGACGGCGTTACCTAGACGGTCTAACGCGCGTAAATCTTGGTAAACATTTTGGATGTTTAGATTAAATTTATAGATAATAATAGTTTTAATAAGGTTAACGAAAGCAATCCAAATATTTTTAATATAGGTAAACATAATTACCCCGCTAGATTATCCCAATTATCATATAATTCAGATAAATTTTTATTTATAAAACGTAAGCGTTCCAGAGCATCACTTATATCGGATTGATCAGGTCCGTCCGTGATAATCTCCAAAATAGACCTAATTAATAGTTCTGCTTTATTTAGTTCTTCATGTATAGAAGAACTACTATTAAAATATTTGTAAATATTCTGCATATTTATTTCCCAACTTTGGGTCCTTCACTACCGTCCATTTCATACCAAGTAAATTCTCCATCTTCTCCTACTGAAAAATGCGCCTTACAACTCGAACAAAATGTACCGCTATAAAAATAAGGATCACGAGCATAAGTTTCAGCAATAGCACGACTCATTGTGGTAATCTTACTACACTTTAGGTGCCTATAAGCATCTCTAAAAGGTCTTACGAAGCCTTTAGTCCGCTCTTTTTCAGATAGAATTACATAATCTTTCTGCATACCACTAGGTAATATTTCAGTATGCGACTTATCAAGTGGTACAGATCCATCTATAGATAGTTGTATATCACTACGATCTACTGGAATAGTTGTATTATTTTTAAGTCTCTGCTCTGCTTCTAATTTTTCTAGTTTAATAGCTTCATTACGAATATTATTAGCCTGAGTATATAAATTATCAGCTTCTTTATGCATTTCTACGGAAGTTTTCATTATTACTTTCCTTTTATAAAACATAAAGATATAAAATAAACATAATAGGATATATAAGTAATAGTAATGTATAAAGAATGTACTTCTTATTAAATTCTATAGCTTTTAAGAAACCAAATATGTGGAATAGACCGCCAATGTATACTATAAAACTACCTAGTAGGTATGAAATAATAGTATAATCATTAGCTTGTATGACTTTTAAAGCAAAACTTCTGTCTACTACTGCGGTAGATGTACGTATATCATTACCTAGCCAAGCTAATATTATTCCTAGAATTAAAGGTAAAAATACTGGGTATGACTTATTCTTAGTAATACGTTCTATAGTCATACTATATATCCATTTAAAGTATATAGTTATAATTATAAAACCTATTAACACAACTGTGGGACTTACACTATTAATTAAAGCTAGAATTATATTATGTGGTATTCCCATGATGAATATCCGGATTATTATTTTTTAAGGTATCGTACAGTTCTGATGCTGCTTTATTAAGTCGTTCCATAGATATTGTATAATCTTGTAGAGCATTATGTACTTCTTTATCTTTTTCATCTATTTTATTTCTATGGCTAAATAGTTTATAAATAAAATTCATAATATCATCCGACTTTAAGATTTTGAACGAGTAGTAGATCTTAACTGTGATGATACTTCTACACGAAATAACTCTATGGCATGAGATAAATTATTAACAGCCTGTGTTTGTTCTTTAAGATTATCAATAAAAAATCTATTAGTAGATTCTATTTGTTTAGAGTATTTATCGGTGTTATCGGCTAAAGTTTTCCATAAATTACGTATTACTAAACTTAAAAGTATTAAACCTAAGAATAGTATGAGACTAGTAGGAGAAAGACTTTCCGTAAGTTTAGAGATTATATTATTAATTGTTGATTCGGTATTCATGATTAATCTCTAGAGTTTCTGTGGCTTAGATAACTTGATATTAATTGGATTATCTATCTTATGGTAATCTTTTAGTATAGAATTACTATCTACTGGTTTTCTACCTTTAGCCTCATCTAAACTTATAGTAATATGATATAAACTACCATCATCCCGATGTATATTACCATCTAAACTAACTATTAAAGCTTCTATATCATTTTTATTGACGTAACCAATAACTTTAGCCGATTTAATCTCTGGAGAATTAGTACCGCGTAATCCACGCCAAGTTATATGGTGACAATATACATTATTGTACTTAGGAGGAAATTTCTTTAATAATACTTGCTGGCTTAACTTAGACAATACATAATAACGTGAATAATAATCATTATCTTTACTTAGTTCATAATATCGTTGTATATTATCATGAATCATTTATTACTCCGATTTATACGGTCGACTTCTTGACGTATACCGTCGTGAATAGCTTTATTAACATCTTGCGTTGGTGCAGTATTAGTTTGCGTGGGTTTAGTTATAGGGGTTAAGTTATCTTTAGTAGGGAACTCTTTGGCTATTACTCTGCGCTTAATATCTTGTTTATGTTGTGGAGCTATATCCATCGCCTGCGTTAATAAATTTACTATATCTATTCGACTAAGCTTCAGTAGATACCCGGATAATTCATCGATATCTAAGCCAGAATTTTCTAGCTTGAAACTATGCTCAAATGTTTTATTAGCATTATTAGCAGCTTCGCCTAAAGCTAAATAGGTTATCATCAATTTTATCATACGACGATGGTATTTTTTAGAAATATTATCCCATAGGTTACTAAATTCTTTAGTAGAAAAACTAATATTGTTAGATTTAATCCAATCTTCGATATCCTGTTTAGCTTTACGATCTACTTCTTTTATCTGCTGCTGTCGTGAAAGTAAAACTTCTCTTTCGTTAAATTTGGCTACTAGTTTCTCTTTATCTTCCCAATGTTTTAATTCTTTTATCTTATTTTTTAAATGTCGTTCACGATTACGCTTCATCCGTTCTTTATAAGTCATAATACCTCAACTTTAATACCAAAAATTTGTACTACCTAATCTAACGTACACGGAACCACTAGTATAATTACCTGTTTTAAAACCTAATCTATAATAAGTATATTGTTCTGACTCAATAATATTCGTACTTTCTACTACAGTACCACTAGCGACACTCATAGTAGTATCTTGCCAGGTTGCGCTAGCTGCGGCTACGGTTGGGCCGTCAAAACCTTGACCAGGATTATTTAAATATTTAAAATAATTGTAACTTTTTTGTAGCGTTAATGTACCTGACCAAGCTCCTCCGGAGGCTGGAATCTGAATAGACATGTTCATCGCTTTAACTGGACAAAATGGTGCACAGAAAGTATTCTGTGCACTCAGAACTGCTTCACTATAGCGTTCATTACCATATTTATACGAGGGCATTTAACCTTCCTTTGCCGTAAAAGCTTGACCTAAAGTTGCACCTATAATAGACATAGCTTCAGTAGATACGAAAGTTTTCATTTCAAATACATTTAAAGAAATAATTCGTATAGAAGGCTGTCCTACTACTGCGGTAGTCGTAAAATTAATCCAGATATCACCAATAGAATTATTCTGCACATAAAGATAATTACGGTTAGCGTTAGAAGACATTAAAGACTGCGCAGTACCACCTAAAGTAATAGTACCACTACGATCTGTAGCTGTACCACGCTTAGGATTAGCTTGTACATCTAGAGGGTTACTAGATGATATATCCGAACTATTTTCTTGAAGAGAGACTTTACCAATTAAATTTGTACCCGCAGGCGTAGCTGGTAATGTCACTACATTAACGTTATTGGTACCACTAGATCCCACTATACTGACAGGTATGGAGTTAGATGTTGTAACGCTGCTATTATTAATTAATAATCCTACGTTACTAGAACTGGCTCCAACTACGCTAACCGGTAACGCATTTGAAGAAGTTAAACTAGCACTATTAAGTAGTAATCCAACATTATAGGCACTAGACCCCACAATACTGACTGGAAGTGAATTTGAGGTAGTTAATTCACTACTATTAACTAATAAACCAACGCTAGAAGCACTAGCTCCAACTATACTAACTGGTAAGGGATTACTCGAAGTGACATCTGCATCATTCACCGTTAATTCTACGTTATCTACCGTGACTGCTAAATTTGTAGATCCAACAATGCTAACTGGAAGTGAATTAGATGAAGTAATACTAGCACTATTAACTAATAAACCTACGTTACCATTAACGGTACTCGATCCAGATATACTAACTGGTAAGGCATTCGATGAAGTTAAAGCCATATTATTTAATAATAAACCAACACTACTAGAACTAGCACCAACTATACTTACTGGTAGAGGATTACCCGAGTTAACGTCAGCGTCGTTAACTGATAACTCTACATTATCAACCGTAGCCATTATAGTGGCTGAACCAGTAATAGATACTGGTAATGGACTATTAGAAGAAAAATAATTACCTGTAGCATCACCTAAACAGGTTAATAGTGAATGTCCCGAACCAGTATCTTTAGTTCTAAGGAGGGTATTCACACCGAGATAATCGCGTAACCAAATATTGTCGGCCATTATTATTTTTCCTTAAAGGATTATATGATTTATATATCATGATTAAAACTCCAATATACTCTTAAAATTTAAGTCAGCACTAGGCTTTTTTCGTAATATAGGTAATTCTTCAGTCGACGATAAATAAAATTTGTTAGAGGATTTTATATATTGTCTAAATTGATCACACCATTTATTAAATAATTTCTTATTTTTGTATTGATAATCCCATATTACTGCGACGTTAAATCCTAAATCACATAAAGTTTTCTCTCTAGCTAAAGTCTTATTATATAAATATCTAGCTGTTACTTTACGATTACGTGGATTACAACGATCCTTATCTTTGTACACGGATATATTACCGTGCCAGCAACTACCATGAAATTCTAAAATTAGATTAAATTCTTTTATAAAACCATCTACCTTAAAATAATTAATTTCTACTTCACCACCATTTTTAGCGTGATAAATATACGGTAAATCAAATTTTCTTTGGATATCTTCAAGAAATCTAATAGCTACTTTAGATTGGCGCGGTTTACGCTGTCTCATGTTACTAAATTAGGAGCTAAACGAAGAAAAGGTTGGATTACAGCTGTAATCCAACCTGATTAACGTCATAGTTGATCGTTATTATTTATCTTCATCTTCAATTTATAATGATCAGTAAAAGCCTTAGCTAATCCATAATAATGATTTAATCTTTGAAAATCTTCTTTATCCTTAGTTTCATCTATAACAAAAGATAATAATCCAGCAGTCAAGCTTATTTCTAATAAAGTAGATATTCGTACTTCTTTACCTTGTCTATATGACTTTAACATTAAAGAATTATATATGTTAATAAATCTTTTAATAAGGAAAGAATAATTATTAATTTGTAACCCGACTAGACGCTTGTCTTTAGATAATTGTAAAGATAAACATACATCTACATATAAAATATCATATTCTACTTCTTCTTGTTCGCTACAAAATAAATAATCATCACCAGGAAAATAAGTAGCTATTAGTTCAGACATATTTATTGCCTTCTGAATCCCTTAAAGCCATTTCATTTTTACATGGATTATTTTTATCATCACTGCGACGAATTATACCACATTTGCGGCAGCATTCATACTTCATAAAATCATAAGTATACCATTCATGTTTATTTTCTTCTAACTTATTTAACTGCATAATAATACTCCTTAATTTGTATTAATATCTATACGCTTACCTTTTCTATCTAACATATAAAGAGGTTTATTAGTTATTTCATAAACTTTATTTAATAAGGCTAAGATGACATCATCTGTACGTATATCGTTAAGTGGAAATGTAATAATAATAAAAGATTTATTAAAATAATCTACTTTAATATAAAAATCTTTTATCGTCTTAATATGTATTTGATAATTACATTCTCGCCTAATCTTCAAAGACATATAATATAAGAAAACATACTCTATTTTTAATAGAATAAATATATTAGGTATATCTATGCGAATAGGACTTGTATTACTAATAACAGATCTTAAATTAACTGCATCATGTAAGTACATAACATTTTATTACCTTAATTTTTAAGGATTATATCCTAACTTTGTAACACCACGATTAGTTATCGTTAAAACCTGATTATTATATTTAATATTCTTAATAGATAAATGAATCCAACCAGAAGAGGCTACACCAGGAGTAATAGCTTCTAAAATTAATTGTCCGAATCCATTAGATAAACTACCTTCTTTCTGACACCAATAACCGAAATCTACCGTAGAAATACCTGGAATATCTAAATCAGCCGCTTGACCTAATAAATGTTGTGAGGTATCTTTACTTCCTAAAGCTTGATTAAGATCATAGCAACGAAAACAAGAGTTAGGTGAAAATGGAATAGCCAGTTTAACACGAATAGGTTCCAAAATATCTTGTATTAAAATAAGAAGGTTACTAGCTATTTCACTTAAAGGAATGGGAGCGTTAATATCGTTAGGATAATTATCAATCCCTTTATTAACCGCAGTTTCACTATAAACTAGTTCTTTAACCGTAAAATGATCTGACACTTGAAAAGTAGGATCTTTATTAACTAAAGCAGTAACCAGATCTTCTTGACTAGCTAACATTTTAATATTCCTTTTAAGGAGATGACATAAATTACTTATTTCTTAGCGTAGGATGGTTTATTCTTATTAGTTTGATTACTATCTTGTTGTTGCTCTATATTTTGAAGTTCCACGTCCCTTAAATCTCTAACAGCCATTTTATCATGATCAGAATACAAAGGAAATCTAAAGCGTTTACCTTGTCTTGCTTTCTGTTGATCAATAAAAATTATATTGTTTTCTGAATAAGAGAAGGCCCACATATTCGAGGCGTGCTCTTTAAGCGCTTTAGAATACCTAATAACCATTTCTTCTGATAATTGTGCATTAATAATTATTAATGTATTAGTATGTTTAGCAAACATCTTAGCGAAACGTACAGCTTCTCCTAGTTTTTGCCACTGAAGATCGCCATCCATCCCACCTAATAATCCGATATAATCGATAAAAATTACATCATAGCCATATGGTTTAAGAAGAAATAGAATTTCCTCCATAGTATAATCTTCTGGAGGAATAAATGTAGTCTCAGTTACTTGTTTTTGTTTAAGTAACCTATTCCGTCGTACAAATAATTTTTCAATATTATCTTTTTGCGTCTTAGTTAAGCGAGTTTTTGAGGCTATAATATCTAATAATGATGTATCAGAAATATTAGCTAAATCACGCTGTATATTCTCCTCTTCATCCATCTCTAGAGATACGAAACATGTCTTAATCAATCCACGATCGGACATATTTCTTTGTATCTGTCGTGCTAATAGAGTCTTACCCGCACCGGTAGTTCCACAAATTAACGCTACACTGCCACGAGCAAATCCATGGTTAGTATCATCATAAGTCTTAAAGCCAGTAGGTATGTATTTATTACTATTACCTTTTAGTACGCGTTTAACTAGTTTTAAAGAGTTTCCACCTTTACCTACATGAAAAAAGCAGTTATCTTTATCGGTATGTGTCTTAATTTTAGTTAGTTCATCTGTTGTTTTCTTGGTTAATTTCTCAAAATCTATCTTAGGTTTCTTTAACTCTTTCATAATGTCGTTAGATAGATAGGCGAATTGTCTAAACTTCTTGTATTTTTCTAAAATAGATAAACCAATCTTAGCCCGATCTGTATCAGAATAACCTCTAGTTTTAAACTTCTGTAAAACTAGGCGATTATCTTCGTCGATTGTAGGATCATGAACAATCTCGTCCCAAGTTGGTGGACGAGATTTTTTCTTAGTTAAGAGTAAAGTACGCTCAAAAGCTACTTGAGTGGGAGGATAATAGAAATCATCTTTAGATAGGGTAGAAAGTAATAAAGCGGAAACTTGAGGATTTTTATTAATTAATAATGTTTTTAATATTTTCAATTCAATTTTAGGACTTAGAAGTTTCATCTTTTCTCCTAAAATTTAATAACTTATCTACATATTTACCTGAACAACAAAAATGCGTAGGATTTAATCCTACGCATTTTATTTTTATATTTACTGCCTATTTAAATTCACTACAGATGAACATCTCATATATTTCGTAGTCTTCGTGAGAAGAAGATAACTCCGGCATACTGAGACCATCTTTCATAACATAAAAAGTAGTTCCTTCCCTATATTTTTCTACGATATCTTCGTAGAGACGAAGAGCATTAGCAATTACCTCAGTGTCACCACTAGCATCGGTAAGGTCACGTAGACTAACTAGACGATCATAATTTTTCTGAGTCATCTGTACACAAACGGTCTTCAACTCTTGCGTCATTTCCTGCGCCTTAGATTAGCGTGATCGCACGGTGTAGTTCTTCTTGAAATTCATCAAAATCTTCTGTATTTTTATACTCTTTATAAATATCCTTAATTTTTATTAAACAAAATATCTCTGATTTTATTACGTTGACAAGCATCTAAAATAATTTCTAATCTATCTATAGGTTTAAAATATCCTGGAGTTATCTTACGTAACCCTATTACTTCTTCACTTACGTCAATCAGATCCTGTATTAGTGAGTCTCGCAAATCATTATACGATGATTGCTTCATTAAGTTATTATCCTTTTAGTATTAGTTCAAACGATTATTCATGTAATTCTTCTATAAGAATTAGACCGCTCACCACAGTATTAGTGTGACATTCTTCACAATAGCCTTCGCCTTGATCAGGTTCCATATTATCTATGTTATTACAATCTTCATTCATGCAAATCGCTGGTACTACACTATCTAAACTATATTGTTCAATAAATCTGTCTGTATCTATCTCATAGTATTTTAAGAGTCTGTCTAACTTGGTCTTTAGCATAGCTAAATATTTTTCACGAATTTCTTTATGTCTGTTATTTATAAACATTTGAATTTCTGGTGATAGTGACTTAATGGCCTCATTTAGGCTTTTAGTCATGATAACCTCCGTTAGTTCAGACTAGATTTATCTATCAGAAAAAGCGTATTTAGCTAGCTTAAGTATATTTAGATAATATTTAACTATATTGTTATATTCAAAAGTTCTATTTATAAACATTTCAAATTTTTCTGCATTTCCAAAAAATTCTGTGTATCTAAAATAGGGACCTTTATTAGTATTGAATATCTCTACGTCGTCTATGATAAAATAATTATCCTTAGCTACTAAGATAATATCTTGCTCTATAATGGCAGCATTTAATAAAGTATTTTTCATAAGAGCTGCGATTAAACAAACACCTGTTAGATTGGCTTTACCTAAATATGCGTTTTCTAGTTCAGTATAATCTAGATTAGCATCAGTTAGATCTGCTCCTTTTAAATTTGCCTGATTTAAATTTGCTCTTCTAAGATCAACTCTTTGCAGATTGCAATAAGATAAATCGGCATAAGCTAAACTTTTATCTTCTTTAACTAATTGTTCGACGGCTACCTTAATTCTTTGATCTAAGGGCGTGTTATCGTTAATATTAACTTCATGTAAAATATCACCGTATACATCTTCAATTACAATATACATTTTAGTTACTCTTGTTAGTTCAGACGTTTATGCTATACGATTATCTTTAAATACCGTAATTTCATTGATGTTGTAGTTTAATACTACGTGCTTAATAGTTTGATCTGGTAAAATAAATATTAAGAAAAATTGGTACATTTCTTCTCTACACGAAAAGAACAACTTAATTGGCATAACTTTACTCCGTTTTTACTTTTAGTTCAAACATTTATATGCAAATTTGAGTACTAAGTTTTTCCTTTATAAAATTATGAAAAACTTGTTCAGGTACAATCAAGTCTAGATCATCATCGTCAGGTAAATCACTAATTAAATTTCCATCTTGAGAATAGAAAAGCAAGGTATTTTTACCCATATATGTATCTTCTATACTTAAATCATAGATAAGCACCACTATTAGTGGTTTATCGTCTTCATTTTCAATGAAATCTGTATAAATAACTTTACCTTTGTGTCCATTCTTCGTTTGAATTAACTCATTCACAAAAAACATAGAAATCTCCTACATTTAGTTCAAACGTTCTATGTAATCGTAACTACACTAGTAAATATATCCCTTAATAGCCCAGCAATGGAAATATGTACATCACTATCATCGACGGCCAAAGCATCTTCAGTTGCCGATAAATGAATAGTTTCCAGTTGCTTACTAGTTAGTTCTTTCCATTCTGTTAAAACAGAACTTGAAAATGATATATGTATGTTATTATCTAAATATAAAGTTATGTTTGTAATACCTAAATTATTAACATAAATGCACACTCTTTTAGCCTGTACTCGTCGTACTTTTTTAACTTCTGAAATAGCTCTCTCATACTGTTCAGTCGTGATCGGTATAAAAGGCATTTTAATCTCCTAGTATTAGTTCAGACTGTGTTTAGTTTAGGTTAAACCTAAGTTTGGCTAGTTCTATAGTTAATAGATACATTTTAGCAATTTGATTATCTCCATGTTTATCGGTAATCGCGGCTGTAAACTCCGCTTCGTTACCAAAAAAACAATCTTGTTTAAAATATAAACCAACTTTGGTGTTAAAAACTTCTAGTGTACCTTGTTCCAAACCGATATTAGTTACGGTGAAATACCCATCTTTCAGTAAAGTAATACCTTCTTTGATTGTAGCTTCTTCTAAGTTAGCTCTTTCTAAGTTAGTACATAATAAGTCAACTCCTATTAGGTTAGCTCCTTTTAGTTCAGCTTTATAAAAGTTAGCTTCCCGTAAGTAAGCTTCTTCTAGATCAACTCCTCGTAGATTAGCTCTTTCTAGGTTAGATCTATAAAGACTAGCTCCTGTTAGGCAAGCTCCTTGTAGATTAGCTCCTTGTAGATTAGTTCCTAGTAGTCTAGCGTTTCGTAGATTAGTTCCTAGTAGATTAGCTCCTTTTAGATGAGCTTCTCGTAAGTCAACTCCTTTTAGATTAGCTCCTGCTAGATCAATCCCTTCTAGGTCAGCTCTGTCTAGATTAACTCTTAGATAGACTAATTTTTCCAAAGCTACCTTAATTTCTTGATCTTCAGGAGTATTATCGGGAATTTTTATACTATATAGTAGATTACCTCTGATATCTTTAATTTCTATAGTTTTCATCTTAAGTCTCCAGTTAGTTAGGGTTCAGACTGTGTTTAGTTTAGGTTAAACCTTAGTTTAGCTAGTTCTATAGTTAATAGATACATCTTCGCAATCTGACTATCCCCATATTTATTTGTAACTAGGGCTTTGAATATTTCTTCATTACCGAAGAAATAATCTCGTCTAAAATACAAACCTTGGTTAGTATTAAAGATTTCTAGTGTACTTTGTTCCGAACCGATATTGGTTACGGTGAAATACCCATCTTTTAGTAGAGATATTCCTTCTTTAATTATAGCT